TATATAAACAACTTTTCTTTCGCATCCTATAAATTCTGGCAAACGTTTATAAATATAATCAAAGATGACTTTCTTTTCTCCATTATAAACAGAATATTTACCATTTTTTGCTTGTTCTAAACAGCCTTTTTTTATAAAAATATATGTGCTATTTGCACACGAAATTGCATTGTTGCGCGTTTTTTCCTTTTTTTCGTTATTTATTTGTATAGGGGTTTTCATCTGTGCTTGTAGTTCTTTTTGAAAATCCGAATAGTTTGTTTCGTTCTTGTTTAAATCTTCATCAAAATTCTCAGTTTCGCAAGGGGTACTAAAATTATTGGTAGTACGATTGTCTTTGGTGGGACTTAACTTCAAATATAGAACAAAGATTAATATTCCGATTATTATTACAACTATCGAAATATATACATTTAACGAGAATAGCCAAAGAACAAATATTGCTGACCCACCTGTTAGAACTATTTTACATATAGCTTTCAGTAATGAACTATCACCGCTTATTGCTCCGCCAAAAGCTAAAAATAAAATAAGGCATAGCCAAATCATTCAAAAATACTTTCCCTTCTTCTTTTTATTTATTTTGCAATTAAACCGCTTTTAGCTCTTAGTTTCAAATTATTTACCTTTCCACAAAGGCGAGTACGATATTCAAAACCACAAAAGATAATTTAACAGGAGCGGCAAAGGGCATATCCATCTTTAATAGCTCTATAAAAGATATGAAAAAAAACCTATCAAATGGGCAAGGGGTTTTCTATTCGATTTTTCAAGGGAACACGCTGAACGAGAAAGACATCCTTGGTATTCAGAACTATATAAAAGCAATGGATGAAGGGGCAAGACATGCTGACGCTTTTAAAACCAATCTATCTAGTTGTTCTGTAGCAGCACAAGAATATATTAATGAAGCAAGAGATGCAAAGAAGTCAACAGATCAAATGTCTGCCGGACTTAAAGAAGTGCCAAAGGTAGGCAACGGTGTAAAAAACGCATTCCTTAATATAACTTCAACCATAGGCAATATGGCTGCTGGTATGGTTGTAGGTGCTGCAATCCAATTTGCCATTAATACTATTATAACAGCATTTGATAATCTTGTCAATGCTTATAAAAAAAGTATGGAGGAAATGAGCAATTACCAAAGCAACATTTCGTCCTTAAAGAGTGAAACAGAAAGTTTAAACAAGGAACTTAAAGACACAAAAGAAAAAATAGCTGCTATTGAGAGTATTAACCCTACTAAACTAAACCTGTTTGACGAAGCAGAATTACAGAGATTAAAGGATTATAACGATGAGCTTGAAAGAAAGCTAAGGCTGAACAAAGCTCAACTTGAAGTTGATGCTAAAAGTGCTGACAAAACAGCAAAGTGGACTTATGCTAATTCACAAGTTGATTTCAACCCATTAAACAAATATTTCGGAGATAATGCAAACGCACAATGGTATGATTGGGTTCTTCCTTTTCTTTCAACTCCTTATTTTTGGGGTTCTGTTTTAGCCGAAAATGCTACAAATGTGATTCAAGGCAACACTTGGGATCAGCAAATGGATTATCTTTCTCAGACTGAACAAGCACAAGAAAGATATAAGAAGTCTGTAGAAGAATTTGAAAAATTTACTGCTACTCACGATCCAGTAGGCGAAGAATACAATAAACTTTTAGCAGACAAGAACCAATTTGAAAACGAGTTCAACAATGGATATTTAGCAAATCTTTCAGCAAGATATACTGATTGGCAGATTGAACTTAACTCTCTTAATCCTGACGATTTAACGAATACGGAAAGAATCAAAGAGCTTGAAGAAGCAATTGCAAGATATGATGCAATTGTAAATAAGATGTCTGGCAATAAGACTTTTGCAGAAGTTTATAACTCTGCTGAGTTCTCTGATGTTACTAAGAAACTTGAAGAACTCGCTAAAGCAGGGAAACTTACTGAAGATACTTTTAATAGCGTTGATGGCATTGACAAATTCAAGGAAGCTATTGGCGAAACTCTTACAGAAGGACAGACTTTTGCCGATGTTATAACATCTATAATAGCAAGAGTTAATGACTTAGGCGTTGCTGCCGGTGATACTGGCAACCAAATAAAAACTTTGGCTGATAGAATAGCTGAAATAAACAAGGACAATTCTACTTCTATCAAGAACATAAGTAAAATTCAGAATGCTATTTCTACAATGCAAAGCAAAGATTATTTGTCTTTTGATGATGTATCTGATTTATTGGAGATTGACCCTTCGTTAGCAGATAAATTCACTCAGACTACACAGGGTTACAAAATTGCCGTTGAAGATTTAACTGAAGCAAGGAAAAAATATACTGAAGAAAGTAAAAAGTCTGTACAAACAGAACTTGAAAATACTAACTCAGATATTTCAAGCAAGAAAGATGAAATTAAGAAACTTCAGGAAGAGAAAAAAAGATATGAAGGTCAATTAGCAGAAGTTGGGAAAGCAAGAATAATTAGTCAAGATATGCTCAAGGGGCAATTGTCTAATTTCAGTAGCAATAAAGCCTTAAATGTTGATGAAATAAAAAAAAATATAGATAGTTATCCACAACAAGAAGAAGAAATTGCTAAGAAGATCAAGGAAATAGAAACAAACATTGATTTAGCTAATGGCAAAATTGAAGAAAGTGAGCAACTCGCATCTGTATTAAAGGTTATCTTAAATGAAATGAGTAACCCTATAGATAAGCAAGCTCTTTTTTTATCTGATGTTATCTCTAAACTATCTGACGCAAAAGATTTGCTTGACACTGTTAAGGATGAAATATCAAGTAGCGGTGCAATTTCTCTTGAAACATTAGAAAAAATTTCTTCAAGCTATCCTGAATTGGAAAATTCTGTAGCTGACTATATGACGGGGTTAATTTCTGCTTCTGATTTACTGAAAGATGTTCAAAAACAATATGACAATGACACTATCGCATATAGAGAGAATATCGCAGAAAAAATACAGTTGACTGATACTGAACTCAATAATTATCTTTCATATCTTAACACAAAAGTTAAAGATAGTGAAGATTACTATAGAAATATAGGTGGGTTAGAAAAGAAATTCATCGACTATATGGCTGACAATTACAGCTTAGACCTTGAAAGTTGTAGGACTTGGGCTCAAGCAAAAACAGCTATGATGGAACAAACGAAGTTAGCTGTTTATGATGCTGATAAATTATATGACTTTGAAGCAATGTCATATAGAGATGGTTGGACAGATTTTGTTAATAGCAATACTCTACAAACGGTAGAGGCAGTACAATCTATTTTTGACAATTACGAAAGTGCTGTCGAAGAATTTGGCAAACGCAGTGCGGTATTTAATAAAGCGGATGAATTTGTAGCTAACAGTAGCAGTAAAAAGAACTCGACTAAATCAACTACAAACGAAGTCTTTGACTGGATTGAAGTACGCTTAAATCGCCTTGCAGATAAAACAAAATCATTCTTTGATAAAGTTTCTGATTATATATCTAACGTCACTAACGAAAGAAATCTCAGCAAAGCTATAACAGCCACACAGAATGAGATTAATGCGAACAAGAAAGCTGAACAAAAATACAGACAGAAAGCTAACAGTGTAAACCTTTCGGAGAGTTGGAGGAAGAAAGTCCGTGAGGGCAATTTCTCCATTAATGAGCTTACTGACGAAACTCTGATAAAGAACATCCAAGATTATCAGAAATGGTGGGAAAAAGCTATAGATTCTGCTCAGAATGTTGCAGATTTAACAGAACAGAAAAAAGATTATCTTTTACAGCAATTTGATAGTAAGTACGAGAGACAACAGCGAATCACAGATAAGTATTCTACTGCTAATGACAAAATTAATGACATTATCAGCTACAAGGAAAACAAAGGTGGAAAGGTCTCAGCAGGAGATTATAACAACCTTAATAGGAATCTGACGTCTCAGAATAAAAGTTTGTCAACTCAGAATAAGATGCTATTGCAACAGCAGAAAACGGTTCAAAAAGGCTCTGCTAAATGGCAGGAATATCAAGAAAAGATTGATGATAATTCTCAAGCCATAAGGCAAAACACAATAGCCATCGCAGAGAACAACAACAAGAAATTCGACTTAAAGATTTCTGATTATGAACGCTCCGCTGGAAATCACGAAAGAACTATTACTAATGTTCAAAACTCGATGGACTTAGCCAAAGCACAGGGCAAAAAGACCGGCGATAGCTATTACAGATATATGATTAACGCTTCCAAGATGCAAAATACTGTTTTGCAAAAGGAAAGAAATGCCATATTCAACGAAAGGAAAACGGTTCAGTACGGCAGTGAAAGATATGACGAACTTACAGAAAAGCTAAGAGACGTGGACGACCAAATCAGCGAAAATAATAAGAACCAAGCTGAGTGGAATGCTACAATCCGCAACATCCCTATGGATAGGTTAAATGAATATCTTGATATTGCAGAAGCAATTGTTTCAAAAACAAAATCCTATATTGAAAGGATTTCTTACATTAATGGGGAAAGTACAGTAAGTGCAAACCAGATAAGAAGTCAAAAATACTCTGACACAGCTATAGCAAACCAAAGGGAGCTGTTCAATAGATACTTAGACGAATTTAAAAAGGCAAAAAAGGAAGGCAGATTATCTGATGCAGACGAGTACCAAAAACTCTATTTGCAGAGTGCTTCAACCTACAACGAAATGCTTAAAGCTAACGAAGAATTAGAAAGACAAGCAAGAGATATTGAGTTATACCGTAATTACGAGAAAGACTTACAACACATAGAAGATGTTAAAAAGGCTTTAAGTAGCTTATCGGATATGATTAACGATGATGCTCTTTATAACGATGATGGTAGTTTTAGCGAACATGGCATCGCAAAAATTGCTTTGACAATGAAGAACCTTGAGGAAGCAAAGTCGAGTGTTTATGATTACAAGAAAGAAATTGATGCTCTTAACAAAGCACATAAGCAAGGTAAGTATAACGATGATGAGTATGTCGAGAAGCTGAGAGAACTTACAGATGGTTATCAAAATGCTACATCGGAAGTTAATAACTATACTGAAGCCATTAAAGATTTATACAAGAATCAGGCACAAGAAGAATTAAACGCCTTGAATGAACTCATAGACACACGGTCGGAAGCGTTACAGAAGAAAAAAGAGTATTATGATTACGATAAGACAATCAAGAGCAAGACAAAAGATATAACTGCGATGCAGATGCAAATAGAAGCACTCAACGGTGTTTCCACGGCAGAAGCAAAAGCACAAAAGGCTTTGCTGGAAGAACAATTGTCTGATTTAGAAGAGGATCTGGCTGATACGCAGGCGGATCACATCTATCAAGTCCAGATTGACGGATTGAATGAGCAGAAAGAAATCCTGCAAGATATTTACGATAAGTTTGTAGATTCACTCAACAAGTGTTTGGATGCGGAGGGAACAATTATAAGTAACGCTACTGCTCTTTCGCAAAACAGCATTGAATCTGTTCGTAAGTTGTTGGATGATATTGCAAAAGCAAGAGGCTATGATTTGAACTATGTTGATAACAACAATACTTTAGCCCATTTTGCTGATGGTGGCAAAGTCATTTCTGCCAAAGGCAAAGGTAGAGATGACGGAGTTGCTTGGCTTAAAGCTGGGGAATTTGTTCTTAATGAACAAGCCTTTAAAGCGTTCAAGTATGCTTTACCTACCATTGATAATTTGGCAGATAAAATGTCAACAATAGTTAAGTCTGCAAGTAATTATGATAAGGCAGTTTCTATAGGCGATGTGCAATTAATAGTACAAGGCAATGTGGATAGGAACGTAATGGACGACTTGAAGAAATATCAAAAACAGATTACAGATTCGGTCATCACAAACATCACGAAGGATTTGCGAAAAGTAGGTTATAAAAGATAATAATGATACGGTCGTAGCTCTGAGAAATCGGGGCTACGATTTATTATTATAAAACTATAATTCTATCGGCAAAATACATCTACATATAGTGTGCCTTGTACGATTTAACACTATATATTGTATACAATTTTTAATGAAAGGAGGCTTCTTATGAGTTATTTTGTTTATGACGGAACATCAATCAAAACACTATTACCCGGAAGTGAACTGACAATCGGAGTGTTAGACAGTTTCGATGAGATTGACGGCAATTTAGGTAGAGAGATAATTAAGGGGGAAGCGAATGCTGAAAGATACTCTCCAAATTATATCACTTCCCTGTTTAATGAGGTTGTAAATTTTGATTTGTTTATTTATAAGATAGATGAAAGCGATTTCACAACTGACGAGCAGAGAAAATTAACTAAGCTTTTAACAAACGCAAGAACCCCGAAATGGTTTTCAAGCTATGATTGTAACGATAACTTGATAGCAAATTACAGAGGTTTGTTCACTCAAGTTACATACAAAATTTTCAGTGGACTTAAAGGATTTCAAGTTCATTTTGAAAATGATAGTCCTTACGACTATAACATCATAAAGGATAAAACATTATATGATATGGAAACTATCGCAATTAGCTGTGATAGTGATGAAACTATTTATCCGTTGATTAGAGTTACGGGTGCGACAGGAGAAAAGATATGTCTCAAAGAAACAATTAACGATGTGGACGGTGATAAAATATGCTTTGAACACAGAAATATAGCTACTGGTTCTGATAACGTTATTGTTGGCGACAACGGATGGTTAAATGGCAACTGGAAACTATATGGTGACGGAGCAACATTGACTGTTGAAGATATGAGCGGTACTGGAATTGATGTATATGGTTCTGGTAATGGGTTAAAGATTCAACAAAATGATATAACTGAAGTCCAATCAGCCTGTTACCAATCTGGATGTAGGCTTGATGGTGGAGAATATTACACGCTGTCATGCTGGGTAAGATCAAATGCTAATGGCGCTAAGTGCAGACTTGCTCCGTTTACAATTTTGAATGGGGAGAATAGTGGGTATGGGGAATTTGACTTAACAACAGAGTGGCAGTATATTTCATACACTTCTGACAAAAAGACATCTTCAGACAATTATTACTCTGCTTCTTGTGTTTACTTCCGTAATTTTCAAAATGCTGGAGATTATATGGAAGTTGCAAATATTAAGTTAGAAAAGGGCAAGATGGCTACGGAATGGTGTTATCCTCTTGAAAGTCTCCCAATAAAAAGAGCAACCACTAAAACAATGACTATTAGAGTTATAGATGACCCTGTTTACATTGACTGCAAAAATTGTATGATTTACAGAATAAACACAAACGGAGAGATCGTCCTTTGTAGTTTTGAATCACTCGGAATAGACAACGCAAAAGATTTGGACTGGTTTGAAATTAAAACAGAGTTATATAAGACCAACCAGTTTGAATGTTATAAGGATGGTAGCCGAGCTACAAGATACGGAATTAAAGCAGATTATATAATTCCGCAAAAAAGAGCGTTAAGATGGGAATGAGGTGAGAAATCTGAAAAATATTATATTATGCAAGCCGGGAAAAGTACCAGTGTGTCAGCTTAATGGGGTTGACTATAACACGATAAACTATACAACTAAGTTTAACGATTTAGATGAGATTACTTTTACTGTTGATAAATATATAACATTGAGAGACGGAGAGAGTGTTAAGAGTAATGGGTACGACAACATTCACGCATTTATGGAAGTGTATATCGAAGATATTGGGTATTTTCAGATTAGAGAGCCTGAAATATCTAACGAAATTAACAAAGAAACAAAGACTGTAACAGGAGTTTCAATAGCAACAGAACTATTGCAGAAAGATCTTGTAGGGTTTACTGTTAATACATCTACCACAGCTTCTCTTGAAATGTTAGCCGATAACAACATAAATAGTTTAGGGTATCCTAACGAATATATCACTTTCTATAACCCCACAAACAAACAACTCTCACTACTGGATTTGGTGCTTGAAAAAGCAGTGGGTTGGAGTGTAGGAACAATAGACGACTTTTTAAAAAATCAGCGTTATTCGTTTGATAATATTAATGAAAACATATTCTCATTCTTGACAAAAACTTTATCTTCAACGGCAAGATGTATTTTTACGTTTGACACAATCAACAAAACTGTGTCTGCGTACTCTGAAAATCATATAGGGAATGATACGGGAATAGTGATTGCCGAAAGAAACTTGCTAAATAGCGTTAACGTGCAGTGTGATAGCGACAATATTTATACTCGCATAAATGTACAGGGTAAAGATTCTCTTAATTTCGCTGATATTAACTATGGTGATAAGCATATTTTTAACCTTGATTACTACTCAAATTTGAGTTATATGAATCAGGATTTGATAGATGCTCTTAAAACGTGGCAAAAGGCTCGTGACGATAACAGAGATAGTTACATTAGTGATGTAACGACATATCAAGGCTATCTTGAGCAGATTTCAGAGATTGATAACAAAGTTCCTACTAATGGAGTATTAAACAATTGGGATAATATGTCTATTGACGAGTTGAACAAGAATTTGACATATTACAACTCGTTGATTAAAGAGTTGCAGATAGTTGCACAAAACACACATCCTAAAGCTGGAGAGACTGAATACGTTGGTAATTTGGATGACTACTCCCCTGCTCGTTTAAACCCAGATGGGACGGTAGACCACAACTCGTATATGGACGATTTGGACGGGCAAGGAAAAGAGACATATCGTGAAATAATTACATATGTCATTCCTAACATAGAAATAGCGATTGAGAACTTTGATAAAACAAAGGATGAGAAAAAAGACTACTTTGAGGATTATCTAACGGACTGGGATTTGTATGGGCTTGTAGAACTTAAAGCAAAACAGTCATCTTATGAAGATCAAATCTCTACACTTAAAGCCTATCAAAAGGATTGGAGTGAGTTAACAAAAGAAGAAAAGGCATCTCACGGCGATAATGAGATTACTTATAATCAATATCATAACGAGTATAAAAAGTTAGACGACTATATAAAAGCCATTAAGAGCAAGGCTACTGAACTTCAAACACAGAAAGATAATCTTGTAGGCAGCCGTGATGACTTAAGCAAAAGTCTTGCCACAATTCGCAACAATATGAGTATAACGGGTGGAAGAAATATTAACGGGGCTTTTGACAAATGGTTTACAGACAACCAATTGCAAATAGTCAATCTGTTATTCCACGATACCGACTACACCAACGAAAATATACTTACTACAAAACTTGATAATTTTGAGAAAAGACTTGAAGTTGAGCAAGAGTTGTACGATGATGCAGAGAAAGAGCTTTCCGAATTGTGCGTCCCTCAGTACACATTTAGCTGTAGCTTAGACAATCTTCTATCTATGGACGAATTTAGCTGTTGGCATGATGATTTTAAAGTTGGGAATTTTATTACTCTTGAAGTTGGCAAAGGCGTATTCACAAAACTCAGATTGATAAGTATTAGCTATAATCCGTTCATAAAAACAAACGATCTGACTGTTGAATTTAGCAATATGACAACAAGCAAAGACGGTAGAAACGATTTTAGTTATATCTTCGACAAAGCTATAAGTGCCTCTAAAAACAGCATAACACTTAGCAATAATAAGTCAAAGGACGACCTTGAACTGTCGGTTGAACTACTGAATTTAATCTCTAATTCTACCGTCTTTAAAGGTAAATTCGATGAACTTAATTATAAAAACATATCTGCTAACGAAGCTACTATAGTTAAATTAACGGCAGATTTTATTAAATCAGACTTTGCAGATTTTACAGACGCTCAAATCAAAAATCTATATGCAAATACTGGTTTGATAACCGATCTTACTGTGAAGGATGGCAAGATAACAGGCAAACTATGTGCTGTAGAGATAGATGCCAGCAACATAAAGACTGGAACGCTAATGACTGACAGGTTGCTTATAAAAGGCAATAATAGTCTATATTACAAGCTCAATGTTACAGCATTAGGAGAGGCAGTTGTTGAAGAGCTGCCTGCTAACGAACAAGAAAAACTAAAAAATGGAATACACGGCGAAAACATAATTGCAGAATCTATAACAGCAAATAAAATAGCCGTAAGTGATTTGACAGCATTTAAAGCTACAATTGCCTCATTTAAAATTGAGGATTTGTTAGATACTGACGGGAATGTAGTAGGTGGCAGTTTTCACAATATCTTAAAAACAAGCGTTGACAGCGTTGCTGATGGTGTCTATATGGATTCTAATGGGCAGTTCGTTGTCGGTAACAATGAAGAATATATAAAATTTATTAAAAACTCTGACGGCAAATTTGTGTTTGACATTAAGACAAATGTAAAAGTTGATGGAAGTTTATTAATAGATGGAACTATAACGTCTGACAAAATACATACTGGTAGCATAACGACAGACAAGATTCAAGCAAATTCAATAACATCTAACAAAATTGCAACAGGAGCAATTTCTATAGGCTCATTAGACAGTGGTTTGAAATCCTCAATAGACAGCATAAATAATTTGTCGGTTGGCGGAAGGAACATATCACTCGGAACGAGTATTATGACAATAGGTACTGGGGGGTACACTAAGTCTCAGTGGCGAAAGTTTAGCACAGGTGATTTAGAATCAACCAATATAACTGATTTCTCTGGGATATTCAACGGAGTCAAACTTTCAATAACCAACGCATCATCGCAAGTCGGAGTTGTTCAAGACAATGTTCCTTTAAAGAAAGGAACTCAATATGTTGTTTCATTTTGGGCAAGATGTGTTAGCGGAGACTCATGTGTCATAGCAACACAATGCTATAGCAGAAGTGGAGATGCTGATACTACATCTTTGTTCACTGTTGCTTCTGATTGGACAAGGATAGTTAAGGTGGCAGGTAACAAGCCATTATCAGACAACAACTTCACCGCCCCGTTAATAGTTTTACGTCCTGCTAATGTGGGAACATCCGTAGAGATTTGCGGAATCAAACTCGAAAAAGGTACAATTGCAACGGATTGGACTCCTGCGCCTGAAGATACGACTAATCAGATTTTGGATAATTCAATTGCCAACTGGTGTTATAACAATAATAAGACATACATAGATGGTGCAAAAATCTACACAGGCACTATTACGGCAGACGCAATAGCAGCTAAGGCTATAAAATCTAATAAAATAGATGTTGATACGTTGGACGCAATATCAGCGAATTTAGGAACTATTAAAGCGGGAATAATCCAAAGCAATGGCTACAAAAAAGATACTAAAGGTATGAGAATATCACTTAACGATGGTACTTTGGATAGCAAAAATTTCTCCATAGACGCAGAAGGCAATGTCTCTGTTAGTGGAACTATTTATGCTACATCCGGAACTCTATCCAACCTTTTAGTAGTTGGCAATAAAGGAATAGCTTGCGAATACGAAATGGGGGCAGGTTCTGGATCAACTAAACAGACTGTTCGCATATCAGAAGGGAAGATAAGTTTTAGCAATATATACACATCACAAGACGGTTCGTCTAGAACAGATACTGGAACATATATATACCAAGCAACTAGCGGAATTGCTTTCGAAAGTGAAAGTGGCGAAGCCTATTTTAAGGTGAGTAGTATGAGCAGTTCTGCATTGTCTCATAATAATGATTCTTACGTTATGATAAACAAGCAAGGTCTTATTACTGCAAATGGGTCTTATTTAAACAGCAGAGATACCAGTGGAAACATTGTGAGGTTAATTGCCTTAACTGAATCCAATCATTTCCACATAGGAACTACAAACATTCCCGGTGATACCAGAATAATATGTGGGGCGACTGGGCTAATTCAGTTCTACACAAAAGGCACAGTTGATGGCACTATGATAAAAATGGCAGAATTCAGTCAAAATTTGTTCACTATGCCGGGAATAACCAAAATAGGTGTCAAGTATAATAACACATCTATTGTCGGATTTCAGCAAAGATATGACGGTGTGTTAAAAACGGTAGGCGTTGGCAACAGCACATCAACAGTATCAATCAACGGACTGGAAGTTGCAATAAGCGGTACGAATTCCATAACAGCTAATCGTACCATAACTGTTTCATCGGACAAAAGGGTTAAAAATCATATAGCCGACTTGCCGAGCGGATCTGAATATTTATTTGATTATCTTGACGGAAAGTCATTTTTCTACAATGGTGATTCGTCAACCGCTAAAAACTACGGCTTTATTGCACAGGATGTTTTATCCGCTTTACAAAAATGCGGGCTTACAACAGACGACTTTGCAGGATTTTGTGATATACACGGCGATGGCAGTCAGTATGCACTTGCTTATGAACAGTTTATTCCTATTATGTGGGAAGAGATAAAAAGACTGAGAAATCAAGTCAAAGAACTGAAAGGAGAATAACAATGTTGAAAAATAACAAAACAATATCTTTCGATGGTACAAGCTATGTCATCGGAGAGGATGGAACAGAACAGATAGTAGCGTATTTTAACGCTACTATTCGTGCTGATGATACAGCACAGATAAATATGAGTATATCCAATGCTGAACTGTATGAAGCAAACAAGGCTACCGTAAGAGCTGACTATACAGCATTTCAAACTGAAGTGTATGAAGTACAGGATGCAAAATAATGATTCGTGAGAATTAAGAATGAAAGGATTTTAAAAATATGAACGTAACAATTGCAACGTTAATTAACGCTACTCCCGTATTCAGTAAGATAACAAACAAGGAACTTTCCCCCGTTGTTTCGTTCAGACTCGTTAAACTTATAAAAGAGATTAACGTAGAACTTGAAATTTTCGAAAAGGAAAAGGAAAAGTTGCTTAAAAAATACGGTAAGAAAAATGACGATGACAGTTACACAATTCTTGACGAAAACAAGGATTCGTGGAATAAAGATATAACTGAATTGCTTTCTCTCAATGTTGATATTACAGCAGAAAAAGTCAATCTTGCAAACGAAGATATAAAGATTTCACCTGCTGATATGATGAAAATTGAAGAGTTTGTAGAAATGTAATAGGAGGTGTTTTTATGTCATACTTACTTAAAAACGTAAAAAATCACGTTCTTGCTTCTAAGCAGGAATATTGCACTTGGGATTATGGTACAAGAGAACCTGATTACGCAGATCATCACGGTATAGATTTAATAAACAATGCTGGGGGTACTTGTGATGTAATAGCCGTTGCTGATGGGGAAGTTGTATATGTACAGGATGGTGTTCCCGGTCACGATGAACGTGTCTATACTGCTGGAAACTTTGTAAGAATCAGACACGAAAACGGTATGTATTCAAGATATTTACACATGGTTAATGGCAGTATTAAAGTCAAAATCGGGCAGAAAGTTAAGGCGGGTACGGTACTTGGACACGAAGGAGAAACGGGGTATAGTTTTGGTATTCATTTGCATTTTGATGTGAATGACGGGAAGAACTATGTTGATCCTCTTCCTTATCTTTTAGGACAGAAGAGTTTTTATAAAAATACATCAAGCAAAAAGAATACAACAAATTCAACGGCTACATCTGTAGTAAAAACTTTAACTACAGGAACTAAAGTTGCTTTAAACAAGGCTTCTCTGTATGGATCTGCTACTACGAATACTAAAGCTAATACAATCACGGGAACTTATTATATCCATTCTAATGGAATTATAAATAACCGTATTCGTATAACTACTCCTAAAGGAAATTCTATTTGTACTGGGTGGGTTAAGACTTCAGATTGTAAAGTCAGTAATTCCACTGTTTCTACGGGTAACAAAAATAATCATTCATCAACGGTCAAGCCTAAACCTACAACAAAAAAACTCACAACAGAGCAGATCGCATTAAAGGTAATTCGTGGCGACTATGGTTGTGGCGAAGAACGTAAGAAAAAACTTACCGCTGAAGGCTATGATTATAGCAAAGTGCAAGCAAAAGTAAACGAAATTTTGTATAAGTAAAAGTTAGAAATAAGGCTGTGGTAAAGTCCACAGCCTTTATTTTATAAAGAAATGGAGGGGAAAGGTATGGGATTAAATGTAATTCTTCAAACGGTCATTCAGAACTTAGAAACAGTGGGGTTATGTCTAATGCTTTTAGTTTTGTTTAGAGTATCTGATATTTTGTTTGGTGTTGCACTTGCCAAAAAGAAAAAAATATCTTTTAATTGGAAGAAATTCTTGTTGGGGATATTTTATACTTTATGTGCCGTTGTTGGATTGGCTACATTAGTAACGGGCTTGTCTATGGTTATACCTATAATCAATTACTGCGGAATAGTCACCGATGAAACAGTAAATCAGACACTTGATGTTATAAATGTAGTTGCGATTTGTACAACCATTTTAGTTGTATCAATAGTTACATATGGCAAATCAGCCTTTGAAAAATTTAATACCTTCATAAAAAATTAAAGGAGGTATTAAAATGACACACGAAGATTTAGTGCTTAAAGTAACTGAAGTTGAGCAGAGAGAGAAATCAAGTTCTCATAGAATAGATAATCTTGAAACGGATGTAAAAGAACTTCAGGAAAGTAATAAGGCAATATATCAGATTAATGCCAATATTGAAAAAATCTGTACAAGCATGAGTTATACAAACAAAAAACTTGATGAAAATACAGAAGATATTAAGACTGTTAAAAAGGAAATTGCCGAGGTTAAAGCTGAACCTATTAAGAGACGTTCAAAATGGGTTGATGCAATTATCCAAATTGTACTTGCTGCGGTTACAGGTGGTGTAATAGGTTTTATTCTTAGAGAAATTAGCCCTACAATTTGGGGCTAATAAATAAGGGGTAAGAGATTTTGTTTCTCTTGCCCCATTTTTTACTTTCGCTCTTTTAATAGTTGCTCCAATTTTTCATAAAGAGGAACAGAATGCTTTACTGTAATTATGCGATGTACTTCTATTGGTTCTCTTCTCCTAATTTTAACATTTGTATATTCTATAAGTTCACACCACCGTGTAAACCCAAGATTCCTCGCTATCGTTATCCAAGTAGGAGTTCCTTCATCTCTAAATTCATTATATTCTTTGGAACTATGTACCTTGTGTTTGTTAAATTGAGTTATGAATAAATTAGCCAATTCTTCTTTTGTCATTAAACTGATGCGGGTAACGATTTTCTTTTTTGTATATGGATAGTATAAATTGAGAAAAGCTTTTGCGGACATATCAAAATTCCTTTTAATAGCTATAGGATTGGGCATATCATCATATTGTAACAAATCACAATAACATGGGTTTCTACCGTGTTCGTTTACCCACTGGTTAATTTTGTTAAATATACCATCCTTAGTCCATTCGTTCTTTAGAAGTATTTTCACTTTTTCCAAATTTTTCAATATCTCGGTTTTAGTTTCAACGCCTTCTTTTTCGCTTATAATTTCTATTGCTATTTCAATCGCTTCGTATCTTGTCATTTCGCAGCAACAGTGCCTTTTCACCCTCCATACGCTATCGGCACGGCATAAGTGCTGAATCTGACGTTAAAATCAGTTGAAAAATTGTCGATAGCTTTCATCAGACCGATACATCCGACCTGAAAAAGATCGTCGGGGTTTTCTCCTCTGCCCGAAAAACGCTGTATCACGCTGAGAACAAGACGCAGATTGCCGTTTATCAGCTTCTCTCTGGCTGTCGGGTCGCCGCTGCGCATTTGCCTTAGCAATTCGGTTTTTTCCGACTCCTTGAGGACCTTCAGCTTTGCTGTATTGACACCGCTTATTTCAACCTTATTGTAATACAAAAAAACACCGCCCATACTTTCATTTTCCAATAAAAGTATGGACGGAATAACGTTTTTTATTCTGTCGGATTACAGGCAATCACAAATTATGCCGTAACATAAATATCGTCTTCGACATCGGGCGCTGTGCTGTGCTTTACTCTGTCTTCAACCTCAGCCTTTTTCGCATTATTGAATCTGTCAAGCGTACCTACAAGGTAACCTGTGATACGGCGTATACGGTCAAAGGGTATCTCACCGAAATGATAGGTGAGATTAGCAAAATCTCCGTCAATGTCTATATCAAGCTCGGTGACCAGCTTTCCGGGGTTAGCCTCTATAGCATACTGAACGTAAGCGTCGATCTCTTTCTGATCAAGTGTGCCGTTTTTTACATTTACTTTTACCATAACAATCTTCCTTTCAATTTACTGTATATAAAAGCAGTAAGTACATTTCGTTGTTTTCTCAATTGTACCACAACATATTGTGTTTGTCAAGAGGCTTGGACACAATTTTTCAAAAATTAAAGCCAAAGCATGAAGGAATAAGAAAACATTTCAAAAAAGTTCTTGACAATTCTTCTGTGATATGATAAAATATTAAAGTCGTGGAAAGATGGCTGAGCTGGTCTAAGGCGCACGATTGGAAATCGTGTAACGGCTAATACCCGTTCGAGGGTTCGAATCCCTCTCTTTCCGCCACACGACGCTGAGTTTTTCAGCGTCGTTTTTATATACGGGTATGGTGGAATTGGCAGACACGCCAGATTTAGGTTCTGGTGCGAAAGCGTGCAGGTTCAAGTCCTGTTACCCGTACCAGCTACAAACCGCACAACAATGCGGTTTGTTTGATTTTTACGACATATTGACCGTTGATAAAACAGTTACGGTATATCGAAGTTAAAAATTCGAAAATTTTCCTTGACAAAGTCGATATGGTATGATATAATTAATAACCGTCAGGAGTTTGCTAATATGGCTCAGTCGGCAGAGCACATCCTTGGTAAGGATGAGGTCCCCGGTTCGAATCCGGGTATTAGCTCCAGAATATATTTACACCATTAAGGATACTGCATTTGTAGTGTCCTTAAAGGTATAAATATAATAACACAGCGAAGTAGCTGTAACTACTCCGCCGTGCTGATTACATTTTGAACGGTACTTTGTTACTTTTGACTTTGACGCACCCGAAACGAATTACAGCAATACAGCTACGTTCGGTATCCGCCCTTTCTTCGCTTGCCGTCGGAACGGCTCTTCGCAAAGTCTTGTTATGGCAAAACCGGTATTCAATTTGTACTGCCTTTGTTGGTTGGGCAGGTGGGGATATACACTGCGGATTTACGCCTTGTATATCATAAAAAACAAGAGCTTTCAGACGTGCGTGGAAAAGCATCTGAAAACCCTTGCAAATGTATGTAAGCTGTGCTATAATAAGCACAGTACAAAGCACTTCTGCGAATCAGATTGATGTTGCACCATCGTCTGAGGATAAGAGTAAGGCTCTGGTAAAGCCCTACTCCTGCGGGAGTGTTTTTATTTAACTCCTTTTTCAATTATAGCTTATGAATCCTGTTTTGTCAATGCGGAAACAGCAAAAAACAATTGGTGAAAATTACAGTAATTTTTGTCCCGGAATTGTGCAAAATGGTGCGACATAAGTTAATATCGTGCAGTTTTGAATTGTGAATAACTTACGCCTTGCTACAGGATTGTGCTGTGGCAAGGTGTTTTTTATGGGTGCGACATTGTGGCGCAGTTTTCTTTTGCTGGGATTGTGGGAGTGCTCTGCTCTGTGAAGATTATGAGAGATGTATTTGCTGAGTAACCGCACTGCTCTTTCTTTGATGTTTTAGGAAGTGCGACACGGTGACGCAGCTGCACAGTTTATGGGACAGATGTGGTGGTAGAATTCTATATAAATAATAAAGGTGAATTTAAATGTTATCAAGATTGCCTAAAAAGAAATCGAAGTCAGGTGAGATTGTTGGTATGTTATAAGCGTATCCTACTTAACATTTGACAGAATTTAGATTTATTATTTTATTTCCATTATATCTGATTGAAAGTACAGCGGAAATGTGCTATAATAAATTAAAATAGTGAGTTATATTTTTTACTGTTGAGTAATTAAAACCAGCCTTCATCAGTAAAAACAATTTGATTATTATATATGGTGAATGCCAGTCGGGAAATTAGGATGGGTATGAAAAATGGATCTAATAAATAATACAACAAAAACACTAAAGGATGACTTATCAGTGGAAATAAAGCAAGGCAGCAAAATCTCCATTGCGGCGGCTTGCTTCTCTATCTATGCCTTTCAGGAGCTAAAGAATCAGCTTTCACAGATTGGGGAACTCCGCTTTATTTTTACCTCTCCGACCTTCGTGACCGAAAAGGCAAAAAAGGAACGCCGTGAGTTCTACATTCCTCGCCTGACCCGTGAAAGAAGCCTTTACGGAACAGAGTTTGAAATCAAGCTCAGGAATGAGCTGACCCAAAAAGCCATTGCACGAGAGTGTGCAGAGTGGATCAGACAGAAGGTCACTTTCAAGTCAAATGTCAGCGACAAATCCATTCAGGGGCAAATCGTAGTTGACGGTGTAGGCTATACGCCTATCAACAACTTCACAACGGTTGAGCTTGGCTGCGAAAAAGGCAATGTAATCAGCACAACAATCGTGAAAGATGAGTCCCTTGCCCGCACTTTGCTTGCTGACTTCAATGAGATATGGAATGACAGCAAGGTGCTTCAAGTCGTTACTGATGAAGTAATTGACAGCATTACCGCCGCATACAACGAGAACTCTCCCGATTTCATCTACTTTGTGACGCTTTATAACATTTTCAACGAGTTCCTGGAAGATGTGTCCGAAGATGTTTTGCCCAACGAAGCGACCGGTTTCAAGGAAAGCAAAATTTGGGTGATGCTCTATAACTTCCAAAAGGATGCTGCCCTCGCCATCATAAATAAACTTGAAAAATACAACGGCTGCATCCTTGCGGATAGCGTCGGTCTTGGTAAAACCTTTACCGCCCTTGCCGTTATTAAATACTACGAAAACCGCAACAAGTCCGTTCTTGTGCTCTGCCCCAAGAAGCTGACAAACAACTGGAATACTTATAAAGATAACTATGTCAATAACCCCATTGCTGCCGACCGGCTTCGTTACGATGTGCTTTACCATACTGACTTAAACCGCACCCACGGCACATCAAACGGACTTGATCTTGACAGATTGAATTGGGGTAACTATGACCTTGTGGTTATAGATGAATCTCACAATTTCCGTAACGGCGGTAAGCTGGTTGAGAACCCGGACGAGGACACTAAGGATAATCGCTATGTTACCTTGATGAAGAAGGTCATTCGTGCCGGTGTTAAAACAAAAGTGCTGATGCTTTCTGCAACGCCAGTCAATAACCGCTTCAATGATCTGAAAAATCAGCTTGCCCTTGCGTATGAAGGGCATACAGATTACATAGACGAAAAGCTCAACACTACCCGTTCCATCGATGAAATTTTCAAAAACGCACAACGAGCATTCAACACCTGGAGCAAGTGGGAACCGTGCGACCGCACGACCGAAAACCTGCTTAAAATGCTTGATTTCGACTTCTTCGAAGTGCTGGACAGCGTGACCATCGCCCGTTCAAGAAAACACATTCAGAAGTACTACGATATGGCGGACATTGGCACTTTCCCGACAAGGCTAAAGCCGATCTCACTTCGTCCGCATCTTACCGACCTGAAGAAAGCAATCAGTTACAACGAGATTTTTGAGCAGCTTATGCTCCTGACACTGACGATTTATACACCGACACACTACATTCTGCCGAGCAAGATGGAGAAGTATGCCGAACTGTACGGAGATAACAAGGTCAATGTCGGCTTTACGCAGGCGAACCGTGAGCAAGGCATCCGTCGTCTTACCGCCATTAACCTTATGAAGCGAATGGAGAGCTCGGTATACTCGTTCAATCTAACACTGATCCGCATCAAAGATTTGATAAACAGCACGATAGAAACGATTGACCGCTTTGATAAACACTCCGGTACGACCCTCGATCTGACGGATATTTCCGATATGGACGAGTTTGATGCCGAGGATCAAAACTCGAATGACCTGTTTTCTTTTGGCAAGAAGGTCAAGATTAACCTTGCTGATATGGACTATGTATCATGGCGGGATACTCTTGAAAAAGATGCTGAAATTCTTGAGCTTCTTACTTATATGATTGGTGATATAACGCCGGAACACGACTCGAAGCTGCAAGAACTTTTCCGGGTGATTAACAATAAAATAACTCACCCTATCAATGGCGGAAACAAGAAGCTGATTATATTCACTGCATTTGCTGACACAGCAGATTATCTCTATGATAACGTCAGTCGTTACGTCAAAGAGAATTTCGGACTTAATACAGCGATGATTTCCGGCTCGGTAGAAGGACGGACAACCTGCCCGAAACTCCATGCTGATTTAAATACAGTATTGACGTGCTTCTCGCCAATTTCTAAAGGCAGAGATTTATTTGACAGTATACCGAAAGTTGACATCGACATTCTGATTGCAACAGACTGTATTTCGGAAGGTCAGAACTTGCAGGACTGTGACTACCTCGTAAACTATGATATACACTGGAATCCTGTTCGTATAATTCAGCGTTTCGGACGAATCGACCGTATCGGAAGCAAAAACAAAGTAATTCAGCTTGTTAACTTCTGGCCTGATGTAACACTTGACGATTATATCAATCTGAAAGCCAAAGTTGAAACCCGTATGAAAATCGTGGATATGACCGCTACGGGCGATGACAATCTGCTCAGCGATGAAGAAAAGACTGATCTTGAATACAGAAAAGCGCAACTCAAAAAATTGCAGGACGAGGTTGTTGATATTGAAGATATGACAACGGGTATTTCCATAATGGACTTAGGTCTTAATGAATTCAGGCTTGACTTGCTCGATTATATCAAATACCACCCGGACATTGACAAAACTCCTTTTGGCTTGCACTCTGTTGTTACAGCAAACGAGGATGCACCTGCCGGAGTGATATACGTTCTAAAAAACCGTTCCGACAGTGTAAATATCAACAACAAAAATCGGTTGCATCCATTCTATATGGTATACATAGGAAATGACGGTGAGGTTATTTGCGATCACCTTTCTCCTAAAGAAATGCTGGATAAAATGCGGCTTCTTTGCAAAGGAAAAACAGAGCCGATTCCCGAAGCCTACAAGCCGTTTAACAAAGAAACCCGTGACGGCAAGAATATGGCGCAACTTTCAAAGTTACTCGGCGATGCCATTGCTTCCATCATTGAAGTAAAGGACGAGAGCGATATTGACAGCTTCTTAGGCGGCGGTCAGGTCAGCTTCCTGTCAAACGAAATCAAAGGACTGGACGACTTTGAGCTGATAAGCTTTCTTGTAATTAGGAGTTAGAAATGACGAGTTAGGAGTTATAAGTTAGAAATTAGAAGTGAGGAGTTAGGAATGAAGGAGAGTATTGTTTTTGACAAGAGTAAGAATTTCGCTTTGAGGATTATTGCACTATACAAGTATCTTTGTGCAGAAAAGAAAGAGTTTGTTTTATCTAAACAGGTATTGCGAAGCGGAACAAGTATTGGTGCGAATATTGCTGAAGCAAACTGTGCTTGCAGTAACAAAGATTTTCTTGCAAAAATGTATATTGCATTTAAAGAGTGTGCAGAAACTGCCTACTGGTTGGAACTTTTATATAAAGCACAATATTTGAGCCAGCCGGAGTTTGATTCAATAAATTCCGATTGCATCGAACTGAAAAAAATGTTATCCAGCATAACCAAAACCTTAAAAGAGAATTCCTAACTCCTAACTCCTAATTCCTAACTTTCCTAACTAATTAAATCGAGGTGAAAATCAGAATGCTTGGTTTACCCAAAAGCACAGAAATGAGCAAGCAGCTTCCGAAGAAGGCTGTCTATGCGAAGTTCCAAATGAATACAGCGGCAAAGGAAAAAATCGATGCTGATATTTCAAGAATAGCTATTGTCAATGAAATTTCGCCGGACAAGATAAACATCCCTGCCGGTGAAGAAGTTAAAAACTTTTTTGTGTTGCTTGTTACGCTTAAAAAGAAAAATTTTGACGAGAAAAACATAGCTATTCTATCAAAACTGATACCTCAAAATATTTTATTTATTCTCGAATACGAGGGACAAAGCAAGCTGGCGATCTACCATACCAAGCTGATGCAGACGGATTGGAAGCCCACCGAAAGCTGTATCATTGAACTGCGGGGCTTGAACCTCGATAAAGTATGGAAAAACATCGTGGTGGACATCGGCGGCGTGAGCATCGCAGACGGCAATACCCTTGATGAGCAGATCGCCGCCGATGAGCGCCGACAGAAAATCGAAAAAGAGATTGCCAAACTGGAAAAGCAGGCACGGGCTGAAAAACAGCCGAAGAAAAAGTTTGAGCTTGTGCAACAGATAAAAAAGCTCAAAGAAGAATTGGAGGGATAAAATTGGATCGAAAAGCGATAGAAACTCTATCTGTTAATGCTGTCAGGGATAGCGTCGTTGTATCCGATTTTCTCGACCAGTTTATTGCGGACAACGACAAAGAGCCGACTTGGGATGGGTTTGTCTACATTTATAGCGACAAAAGCAAAAAGAAGGAAAAGCTTAAAGGACGGCTTCCGGTTCAAATCAAGGGCACGGAAAACGATGATTTCAGCAAAGAAGAAATATCCTTTTCTGTATCAACTACCGATCTCAACAATTACCTTTACGACGGCGGTGCAGTTTTCTTTGTTGTCTATATTGGGCATAACGGATTGACACGGCAGATCTATTATGCTGAGTTGCCGCCGATAAAGCTCAGAGTATATCTTGCAGATGCAAAAGAGCAAAAAAGCAAAAGCATTAAACTCAAAAAATTTCCGACAGAACCAAACGAAAAAGCAATGATCTTCTTCCAGTGCTTAGAAAACTGCCAGAAACAAGCGAGCTTTTCAAGCGCTCAGTTGCTGTCGCTCGAAGAACTTGAACGCCAAGGTGTACTTGAAGGAATAACTGTACCAGTATCAACCGTTGGCGGAATTGATTTGCAAACAGCTTTATTAAAAAATGAAGTATATTTTTATGCTAAAGTGAAAGGCTGCGCTATTCCGCAACCACTTGAGGAAATACCACAAAGGCTAATGACACAAGAAGAACGCAATGCCATTATTACCGTTGGAGAACGACAGTTTTATAAAAAAATCACAATCGTACAAGATGCAACAACCACAACAACCATATTGGGAGAAAGTTATTCAATGATTGTACCTAAAGATGGTGGTGCAATAAAAATCAATTATAGAAATTCGAATAAATTGCGCACAATAATTGTAGATTTAGATTTTCTAATTTCATATATTGAAGAAGGAAAATTCCAGTGCAACGGTACTGACTTTCCGTTCGACTACAATGGCGCAGATTTTTCAAACTTTAATATTGAAGAAGAAAAAGCACGGCTTAAATATGCAAAAAAAATCGTTAATTTGCTTGACCTATTTGGATGCAAAAAAGATTTAGATATTAGCTCATTAAAAGATAAAGAATGGCGTGACCTGAATTATCTTGTTACTGCACTTATCGACAAGAAACCAATAGAACATTTAAAAACTGATTTGCCACCAATAATTAAAATAAAAATCCGAGACCTAACATTTATGGTACTCATGCAAAAGGTTAAAGGAAAAGATGACACATACAATATTTTTGACTTTTTTAAAACCGAAATATCTATTGTATGCGAAAATGAAAATGGTGATAAATTGCCAACTTCACAGTACGCAATACTTCGAGCAGATGACTTATTAGTTGTCGACAATATTCGTTACGATGTTTTATTACCGTCTTTTCAAAAAAGTACTAAACATAACGAATCTATCGCAAGGGCAAATTTATTTTTGCTTGAATTACTTGTAGCATATGATAAAGATAATTCAAAGACCGAATTACTGTCTGTTGCAAAATCGTTTTCAGATTGGATTTTCGATTTAAATGATGAAGCCTTGCCATATGCCATAAAAGAGCTTAATAGATTGCAAGTAATAAAGAGAATTAGGGCTTTCACTAAAGAGGAAATCAAAAAAGTTTATTCTATTATTCAAAACAAAGAATCAACTGACATAATTCTAGTAGGGGCATACCTATTATTAGATCAGCAACCGTTGGCTGAAATACATTTTGAACGCTTAGACGAAACTTTAAAAGACGAATTTAAGACATATCCTATATATCATTTTTGGAAAACTGAGGATAAATAAATGGACAAACTAAAAATGCAAACAGCAAACAAAGCTGATGAAAATTTCAAAAAATTAGCGGCGATGTTTCCGAATGCCGTAACCGAAACTATAGATGAAAACGGAGAGGTAGTCCGTGCTATAGATAAAGATGTACTGATGCAGGAAATCAACACAAAGGTTGTCGACGGCAATGAGGAGCGCTATCAGTTCACTTGGCCGGACAAAAAGAAGTCCGTTCTTCTTGCCAATGCACCGATCAATAAGACACTGCGCCCCTGCCGTGAGGAAAGCGTGGACTTTGATAACACCGAAAACCTCTATATCGAGGGCGATAACCTCGAAGTGCTGAAGCTCTTGCAGGAAACCTATCTCGGCAAGATTAAGATGATTTACATCGACCCTCCGTACAACACGGGCAATGACTTTGTGTATAATGATGAGTTTGGAATGAGGAATGAGGAGTGGGACGAAGTCAGCGGTAATTACGATGAAGACGGCAATCAAATTGTCGGAAAACTTGAAAAGAACACAGAAGCAAACGGTCGCTTTCACACCGATTGGCTGAATATGATCTATCCGAGACTGAAGTTGGCAAGGGACTTGCTGACCGAAGATGGAGTTATTTTCATTAGTATTGATGATAATGAAGACGATAACTTAAGAAAAGTATGCGATGAGATATTTGGAGAATGCAATTTTTTAGCTCAAATTACTATTATCACCGGTGCTAATCAATCAGGTGATGGTGTTTTAATTCAAAAAAATGTAGAGTACTGTTTTGTCTATGTAAAATCAATACTTGATGCCAAAATAAACAGAGTGGATAAAACAGATGAAATTTATCGTAATCTTAATGATGCTCCAACAGCGTTTGAAACAAGATTAGATATGGGATATACAATATATTATAATGAACATACTGGAGAAATGATTCCAAGATATGATTATAATAAAAACTTGATCTATACAAATGATGAGAAACTGGTCTATTCTGACGATGTTGATTTAATCCGCAAAGGTTTTGTTCCTATTAGGCCTGGCAAAAGGAATGGTAAACTACATAGATGGAGATGGAGCTTAGATACCTTTCTTGAAAGGAAATCAGATATAAAGATTTTCAAAAATGGTGACAAATATACACCTAAATTTCTGCAATCTGGTTTTAACGCCCCAAAAAATATTTGGAATTATACTGTCGGCACTATTGAATTGAAAAAAATATTTGATGCCTCAGTATTTGATTATTCAAAAAATGTAAATTTACTGAAATATATTTCATCAATTGGCTCGGATAAAGATGCGATTATCGTCGACTTCTTCTCTGGCTCTGCTACAACTGCACACGCAGTAATGCAGCTAAACGCAGAGGATGGCGGACACCGTAAGTTTATTATGGTGCAAATGTTGTCTGCCACGCAAAACGCAAAAAGTGGGAAACCACGGGATAAGCCGAAATTAAGCGGGATAAATCAGCACAAAGCTGATTGTTATGCGGTTTGTTTCGTATCACAAGTGGTATATCCGGCACGGTGTTGAAAAGTAAGTTGTCAAAAAAATCGGTGCGTTTTTGCACCGATTTTTTTATATCTGTTGAAAAGGAGAAGCGTTTTAAATAACCGTTTCAAACTGTTTTAATTGTATTTTAAAAGCCGTTAAAGCGCATTGCAAAGCGTTTTAACGGCTTTTCTTCTGCCTTAGTGCAGATTTAAATAATTCCCTTTTATTGAAAATGTTAGCAAGGAAGTCAAGGAATAAATATTCCTTTGTCAAGGAACAACTTCCTTGAGCTTTTCGCTTTACGAAAAATTTAAAGAAAAAGTTAATATTGTACTATTTTATTCGTTTTTACCGAAACGGTTCTTTATCACCATTAAAATGATACCGCCTATAAGACCTATATACCCAAGTGAAGTGAGTGTAATATGTAAAGGATCGGATTCGTGATGTCCGATCATCATGAGAACAAGTCCTGCGATTATTGCTGTAATCGCAATCTTTTTAATACGCTGAACTTTAGGATCAACCGGAATCTGCTCTGTAAAATCAGTATTGCTTTGTGAATAATTCTGCTTTGCTGTTGTTGATTTACGCCGCTTTGATTTTCCCGACGAAGTAGAATATGAAATACCTGTGCCGGGGACTGAGAAAGTTTTTCTTGTGCGACCTTTTGCTGATTTTGATATGCGGAATCCTTTTGTACCCCAACTATATCCTACACCAGATTTGCTAAGATTAAGGCGGAATCCACCGCCGAGTTTAATACTTTTTCTGAAACGTAATCCCATTATTATAAACCTCCTTTTTTACAGCGAACCTATAACCTTTCCCTTGCATACGCAAGTATCGTCTGAACCGATTCGGATGTCCTTATACTTATTATTAAGAGAAATCAAGCGATCTTTTCCTCGCTCTTTGATAAAGCCTTCTCCGTTAACTATAAAAATACCTATATCTCCGATGGTAACATCCGCATCGGCGTCAACAAGCACAATGTCTCCGTCAAAGAAATCAGGCTCCATGGAGTCCCCGTGAACACGGAGCGCAAACGAAGATCTCTGAGTAAGGTTTGTTAACGGTACCTTTATATAGGATGTAGTATCTTCATGCAGATACTCGCCGGCTCCTGCCGATGCCGGAAGTGCCGGGAATGGCAGAGATATGTATTGCGGCTCTTGTTTTTCTTCTATTTCAGTCCGTTTTAATGATTGTTTTAATGTTGTTTGAACATTATTCTTTTTCTTTGCCTCTTCAAGCTCAGCAAGGGACGTAGCTCGTTCCATAATCAGTGCTTTTGATAGTTCATCTACAGAATTATAAGCAGCTAACAACGATGATTCATCTTTTGTCAACGATGAATTAAATGTTTCGCTTCCAAAAATTAAAAAATCAAGACTTACATTAAGAATTTCTGAAACAGATATAACCTTCTGAATATTCGGAATATTTTCCGACCATTTGCGTATGCTGCTTTTCGAAAAACCGCATCTTCTTTCAATTTCGGTCAGTGTAAGACCCTGATTTTTCGCTATTTTCTCAATATTCTGTACAATGTTCACAAAAAACACCTCATTTATTTGTCGTAAATTTTTCCGATATTCCGTTGACAATCGTAAAATTTTACGATATAATTAACTTAGGTTAAGAAACAGGGTATAGTTACCCATAGTTATTTTAACACACCGCCTGAGCGGTGTCAATCAAAATTAAGCGAAAGTGAGGGATAAGAATGAGGGTAATCGTTGATGAAACAGAAAAAGAAATTGCTGATTTAATGAGTAAAATCACAAAATCAGCAATTTATGAAGAAAATCATAACAACTTTGAGTTAGCAAACAATGAGTTCCCAGAAACGCATCTTGATTTTGGTGCTATAAATAAGCGTATCCAAAATCGTTACTCAAAGTAATTCAAATCAATACCGTGCTTTTTCAATTCATCGCAAAGAGCTACATGGTAAGACGCAATTGCTGAGTATGTAACACTCGCAATTAAATTGACTAATTTTTCATTATCTGAACCATTCGGTCTTCTTGTTAGATATTCGTTATAAGCATCACGAATATCTTCTGACCATTCTTTGTTTGAAATTGGAATTTTCATAAAATCACCTCCTTTAAGATGATTATATCACATGATTTGAGTAATGAAAATATATGTGAAAGGAGCTAAAAATGACATACTCTAAGAACATTGTAAGATTGCGTCAGGAACGTAATCTGTCGCAGGAAGAAGTAGCCGATGCCATAGGCGTAACGCCTGCGGCGGTCTGTGGCTGGGAACGAGGCAACAAGCAGATGTCTATCGCTAATCTGATCTGTCTGGCAGATTTCTTTGCTGTATCGACAGACGAAATACTCGGAAGGAGATCTAAATGAGCATTAAGGATAAAAAGAGAATCCTTACGGACTATTACCGTAAGCACGGCGGACTGCCTAAAGGCAATCTTGATATAGATGCCGATACCGATACAGTCGGCAACGTTTTTGTTGACGACTCCTATGTCGGTGCATTTGATTACTGCAAGGGCGAGTTTATTTCACTCGCCTGAGCCGCCCGCTTGAGCGTATCAAGCCCAGACCCGCCGACCGCCGGAAGGAAATCCGGGATAAAAAATTAGTCGGAATGAAACCGCACAGGCTGGTCGTGCGTTTACCCGACGGAAGATCGGGAGGTGCGAGACGAAAGCCGCTTCCAAATTGTCGACTACAGGATACCTATTCCTCAACAGGTGCTTAACCGTATGGCTTACCCATAAGCGATAACAGCAGAGCGTCAGCCCGCCCGCTTGAGCGTATCAAGCCCAGCGCATTATGTTGACTGGCTCACCACAAACGAAGCGCAAAAATCGGTAGGAGCGTGATGACAGCTCGGAAAGACGAGCATATATGCAGACTGAGAGTTAACTGCTTGAAGTTTGCTACAGATCCTTTCCTTATTTATTTGTCGAAACGGAAAGCCGCAAGGTTTTCCGTCTGCAGGGAATGACCGCCCTGTACTGAAGATGGCAGGTCAGAAAGGAAAATATTATGCCCGAGCAAAATAAAATTGCCGCAGAAGCGATAACTGAGCAGAAAAGTTCAATCGAAAATTATTCTGCGGATAGAAACACTGTTATTGATTTCCTGTATGCTTCTTGCGTCAAGGCTTCTCAAAATATTGAGAAAAATCGTATTCCTGTTTTTCCTCAAAAAGGTTTTTAAGCACAATTCCATGTTCAGAAAGCTGATTTTTAAGTGTTCGGTCATATTCGGATAAAGCAACTGCTACAGCATAAGCAATCATTTCTTCCTGAGTAATATTTATTTTGTGCTTTTCCATATCCTTTTTTATTTCGCTCAAATAATAAAGAGTTACAGATATAATGTCACGAGTATTCACATTTCCACCCCCTCTCGCAATCATTATATCACAATTAAGCCGAAACGGGCAACAGCCCGTCTGCAGGGAATGACCGCCCTGTACTGATGATGGCAGGTCATGTTGCTTAGTGAACCATAGATATTGTGTAACTCCCTGACGGGAGCGACCGCAATATCTAATTGCAGGTCGGAAAGGAGGTTAATCAAGATGGGTGCAATGATAAGCACTGCAGAGCTTGCAACCATAAAGGGTTGCACACCACGTTACATAAGGCAATTAGCCCAAACTGGAAAGTTACCCTTTACGGAAAAAGCCGATGCGGCAAATAACCGCAAAGAATATCTGTTTGACATCGATCAGATGGATGAAAAAATCCGTGAGCGATACTATAACTCCAAGCGCAAAGAACTTGAAATAGCACCGACTAAAACGGTTGAAAAACAGCGTTCAAAGGCAGTTTCAAAGCCATTTGAGGAGTACACGGAAAACGAACGGCAGCAGGCGGCTGACTGGATCAAGATACTCAAGATCTGGGAGATGTACCGGAACAAGAGTAATCGCAAAAAAGCCGATACGGATCTACTTTTTGTTGCTAAGATGCAGCTTGAGCATCCCGAGATAGATATATCCACCGATATACTGTATCGCAAGTACGCTGCATATAAGAACGGCGACATTGAAGGGCTTATAGATAAGCGTGGCGGATGGAATAAAGGTCACACCGATATTCCGAAGCATATACTTGACGCATTTTTGTATTTCTACCTTGATGAACGCAGATTGCCGGTGTCCCGCTGTTATCAGCTGATGATTGAGTGGGTGACTGAGTTTTATCCGCAAGATTTACCCAATATCCCCTCCGAGCGTAGTTTTCGCCGGCAAGCCGAAAAGCTTCCTCAGGCAGTAATTGCGCTGATGAGATACGGCGAAAAGGCTATGACCGATAAGTACATACCGTACATAGAGCGTATGTATGACGACCTGCAGGCTAACGATGTATGGATAGCAGATAACCATACATTTGATTTTATGACCTACTGCGATAACGGTCAGAAGACCCACAGAATGTACTTAACGGCATTTTTGGATGCAAAATCGGGCGTTTTGGTCGGCTGGAACTTAACGGAGCAGCCTGACTCGCATAGCACCCTTTTGGCACTCCGTCACGCAATAAAGCGTTTCGGCGTTCCGAAATCGGTGTATTTTGATAACGGTTCTGAATTTTTGACGCACGATATAGGTGGCAGAGGTCACAGAACACGAAAGACATGGAATGCGGACGATATACCACCGACCATACTGCAATTGCTTGACATTACAATGCACAATGCAATTGTAAGAAACGCTAAGGCAAAGCCTATTGAGCGTACATTCGGAACACTGAAGAACCATATCAGCCGAGTTATTGAAACATTCTGTGGCGGTACTATTTTAGAGCGTCCGGAAAGTCTCAAATATAAGCTGAAATACGGTATAGTTCCTGAGGACGATCAGATAAGAGCGGCTCTTGAGGTGCTTATAGACGGCGACTTTAATGTTTCCGAGTACGGAGGCAAGGAGCGCAAGTATAAGGGTATGAGCCGAATTGACGTTTGGAACGAATCAATCAAGTACACCACCTTCCGAGAAGCAAAAGACGAGGATCTTTCGCTTCTGCTTGCGAGAACGACACGGTATCAGAAAATCAAGCGCAACGGCGTTTACATCGAGCTTGCAGGTGAAAAGCTCTGGTACTCAGCGGAAGATGCGTGGAAGTACCAAGGCGAAGAGGTCTATGTGCGCTATGATCCTGCAGAATATAAGACGGTGCGTGTCTATGACAAAGCAACAGACGCATATCGCTTTACATGGACGCTGCAAACAGATCTGAATGTACCGTATATTACTAATGATCCTAACGAGATAGCCGCAGGTGAAAAGACAATCCGTGCTGTTACTCACGCCGTTCACGACTACTCGAAGGGCTTGACAGCGTCAATCACTGAGGAACAGGCTATTGATTTCCTGACGGCTACTATCAACCGTGCCGAAAGAGGTAAAGAAAAATTCAAAATTGAAAAGCCGTCAAAATTCAAGCCGGTATTTTCTGATAAGTTCAAAGAGGACAACCCCGAGCTTGCCGATGTTGATGAAGTAATCATCGACATCGATAAGATAAACACTAACGCAATAAAGCGGAAAGGATGATTAAACCATGGAACAGACAAAGGAAGTTTCACTGCTCGCAAAATTTGACGAGTTTGCAGCAGAAATTGGCTCGGCGAACAAAGCCGCAAATCGCATCGGCATTCCGGCATCGACAATGTCAATGCTCAAAAAAGGCACATACAACGGAAATAAGGATGCTCAGTTTGCAAAACTCGCCGCATATTTTGACACCAAGACAGAGGGCGCAGAGAGCTACAGCGAAGTAGATTATGCACCGACAAGCATATCCGAGAAGATCTATCAAACAATCAAGACCTGCCAAATCAAAGGCGGTGTTGCCATAGCAACAGGCGACAGCGGTATCGGAAAAACAAAAGCTGTGCAGAAATATCACGCAGATAACCCGGTAAACAGTATCGTAATAACTGTTAATCCGTGTTTCAAGTCAGCAAAGGCAGTTCTTAAACTGATTGCACTTGAGCTGAATGTCCCCATATCGCAGTCAACAGACGATCTGTGGCTTGCAATAGCGCAGAAGTTGCATGACGGTATGGTTATCATCATCGACGAAGGACAGCTTCTGACGTTCCACGGAATAGAAACTATCCGTAGCTTTGCCGATTACTTTTCCGATAAAGGTCAGACGCTCGGCGTTGCCTTTGTCGGCGATAATGGCATTGAAGAAAAATTTGAAGGCAAGACAAGACGTAACTACCGTCAGATTAACAACCGTAAATGGCTGTCACCTAAATTCGTTACAACCGATATCAAGCGTGATGACGTTGATCTGATGTTTCCGTTGCTCGTATCATCACATATGGAGCAAGAGCTTGAGTTTTTGCACAAGGTAGCTCAGAGTGAAGCGGGACTTAGAGGGGCGGTAAGACTGTTCTCGCAAGCGTATGACAACGGCAACTTTCATCTTAACGGTCTTGCCGCTATGGCTAAGTTCATGCGTATCGATGTACGCAGTGTTGCGATGAGGTGACGGTATGCACGGGAAGAAACCTACAAGGTCACAATACGATTTTCTGAAACGAGCGCACATCAACCCGGATAACTGGTTGATAGCTAAAGATACACCGACAATAATGCTTCTTGTCTGCCGGCACAACAGACAGACAAAGCTGATAAAAAAGGAATGGTATAACAAATGAGAAAATTTTTAAATAATGTTCTGATGCTTGCCGCTGCCTTCTTTGCCGGCACAGCAACCGTAAGCGTAATTGATTATGCAAACGCCGTTGCCGATCGTCCCGACAACTCAATCGGCGGCGAGGTGCTTATAATCCCTCTTATGCTCGTAATTCTCTACATAGGATGGATTCTTGCAAAAATGTACTTCAGCATAATAGTAGCAGATAAGATCTTCAACAGTGGATATAAAAAAGGCTATAACAAAGGCAAATCAGAATAACCTCCGGGAGCAAAAGCTCCCGTGTAATGTCGCCGTGGACGGTCACAAGCCCGTGAAAAGACAGAGTGCACGAAAGGTGGTGAAAGAAATGAGCAATATGGAACAGATAGAGGTAATAGTTGCCGAAGCTATGAAATGCGGTATGTCGTACGGCGAGTTCGTCGCTAAAAATCCGCACTATGCAGCAAAATTATCGCAGATTGCGGCAATCAAGAAGAAAAGAGGTCAGAAGCAGCGTGAAATCAAATAATCTACATAAAATGCGTACACCCGAAAGTGAAAAGCGAGATACAGCACAGAAATGTTACTCTTGTGAGTACAAATATCTCGATAAAGACGGTACTCCAACCTGCAAAAACAAGCTTCGCCCGATTATCGGGTTCGGGTGCTACAGACGAAAAATCTATAAAAATCAGGGAGTATAAGCTCCCTGCTCTAATGCAGCTGCTGATCAGCAACGGTCACAAGCCCGTATAAATGCAGAGTGGAGTAATAAAAAACAAGGAGGAACTATTATGGCAATGTTGAAAAGCAAAAGACTTACAGCTAAGCGGAATGTTTGTCTGCCAAAAGACTTATGCGAGTATGCAGGTCTGACTCCCGGTGAAGCTATAGACCTTACGGTCGATGACAATACCGGTGAAATCCGCATCAGAAAACACGTTCCCGTATGCAGATTCTGCGGCAATCGTTCCGAAGCGGTAAATTACCGTGGTGTAGATATCTGCGCCGAATGTGCCGAGGCTCTTGAAAAGGCGGTGATAAAATGACAGTATCAAAAGAAATAATTGCCGCTAAAGTCGAGGAGATGGCGAAAGTATCAAAGGAGAAAGCGGCACTCGACATACGCTACAAAGAGCTTGAAGCATTCTTTTTAAAGCTCGGAGGTGACAAGCTGCGTGACAGCAAGAGAAGAACCTGCAGCTTTGAGGACAACGACGGTCACGATGTAACGTATACCGAAGCAAAGACGGTAAAAATCATCTCTCCCGCTGTACTGAAACGTCTGATGGGCGATGCCTTCGGCGATTTCGTGAAGGAAACTGTTGATCCTAAGTACACATTTAAGAGCAAGGAGCTTGAGCATACATTTGTTAGCGTATACTCTGCGGACATAGCAGTCCCGGAACACAAGCTGACGGTTGACGAGTTTTTTGAACAGCTGCCGTGTGACGATTCTGCAAAGAGTGCACTTCGCAAGAAGCTCAAGGGTGCCAACTTTCTTACAGACTGTAAGAATCTCGTTTCGATTGGTGGTTTTTCAGAGGAAGATGCCGCCGATTATGCGTATCTTTTTTCAGAGTGCCTTGAATGGCAGCGTTTTATGACCGTATTAGATACGATAGAAAGCAAGCACACGGTAGAAGAAGTTATCAAAGCAATCAATAGTGCAATATCGGTATCGGATACAACGAAAATAACGGTGTAATATGGATATTAAGCAGAAACGCAGATATATCTACAGCCTCGGACGGAAGTGCGGACTTGTTGACGACGGAAATAAGTCAGATGATCTGCACGGCTTTGTGTATCAGCTCACACTCAAAGAGTCCATATCAGAGCTGAACGATGAGCAGGCAGACATAGTAATCAGACAGCTGCAAGCTAACCTCCGGGCAATAACCCCGGAGGTCAAGGCATATATAAGCAACGCTCAGATAAGCAAGATTTTCGGGCTTATGTATGAGTTTGCAAAGCTGTCCCCGTCAGCGGTCACCGTCAAAGAACGGCTATGCGGCATTATTAAAAAAGAGCTTGGTATTACCGTCAATCCGAAATATGACATTTTCAAAGGCTTTTCAGAACGTCAGGGTGCGGAGCTTATTGACACGATCAAACGATATGTTCGGGCGGAAAAGCGCAGAAAGGAGCGTACCGATGGCAAAATCAAAACTTGATTATCTGCAGATAAAGCATCTGACAGGAACGCAGGCGGAAATAGCTGAGGTAATCGGTATCGAAGCATACCGCAAGCTTGTCGGCTACTTCGGCGGTGAACGCATTGCCGTTGCAAAGCCGTCAACGCTTATAAACTTTGCTGTCGCAAGGAATATAGCCGAGGAAAACAACTATTCCGAAGAGGTCATGACTGCGCTTGAGCTGTCCAAAAAGGAACAGGAAAAAATTATTGCCGGGCTGAAATAACCCGGCGATGCCGTTTATGCGCAAAGCTCATCGAGCGTTTTTAATATAATTTATACATTTTTACAAATTTAAGGCTTAGTGTGATTACTGTAAAAGTAATTGCGCTAAGCCTTTTTGTTTTTCAGCGAAAATGTTAAAATAAAATTACATTAAAAATAGTACATAAAAATTACGCATTATAAAGCCATTTGAAAGGATTTTATATAATGGAAATCGGAGCAATATTATCAACAGCTATTAACATAATAATCACAGCCGCAATCGGCATTATATCATATTTTGTCAAACGCACAATAGGCAGGCAGGATAAATGCGTGACCAGAACTGAGCTCGAAAGCCATATTGATATGATAAAGGAATGTAAGAGTGATATCAAAAGTCTAAACGACAGATATGCCACAAAGGCAGAAGTTGAAGAAATCAAGCACACTATAGACAAGATTGACAGTGCAATTGATGAACTTAAGGATACGTCAGTCAAAAATTCCGAGTTTATCCGTGTTATGACACGTCTCGAAACAAAGATAGATAATCTTGCCGATAAGGACAGGAGGGGCAATTGATGAATATAAAAGATCAGCTCAGGAAAAACAAGTTTATAAAAAACAATGGGGCTGTGATCCGAGCAATAAATCTGCTCCGTACCGATTATGTCAATCTCGTAGATGTAACTGCTGCCCTTGAGCCTCAGATCGCTGAGAATGAAGCACTTGACAGCTTAAATTATTTGCTTGAAGGCGGATATGTCCGCCTTGTCAAGATACGTTCTGAGCAGGCTGTAGACTGCATCGGTGATGATTATACACAGCTTGCGGGTAAACTTACCGCTAAGGGCATACAGCTTGTTAACGGTGCTATCGAAGATCCTTGCATAGATCTGTAAGGAGGCGATACTATGAAAAAACGTAATCGTAAAAGAGGTAAAGTCGACAAGCTGCCGTGCGACATCAGGGAAACCGTTGATATGATGATAAATAACCCGTCAGAATATCGCTACAGTGATATTGTAGACTTCATTCGTGAAAACGGTTATGAGGTTTCAAAATCTTCGGTAGCACGTTATGCACAGGCTCTGAATGCTTCTTTGGAGCAGGTAATGCTCATAAGCAACAATTTTAGGCTTATTAACGAAGAGATAGCTAAATATCCCGACCTTGATGTATCCGAGGCACTTGCCCGCATCACAAACCACAAGGTACTCGAGGCGGTACAAAACATGACCGCCGAAAGTCTGCAGGACGTCCCTGCCGACAAGCTTATTAAGGCTGTACCTTCGCTCATCAAAGCGGCATCGTACAAGCGAGATGTTGATGCTAAAAACAAATCGTCAATGGACGCGGCATACGATGTCTTTAAAGAGGAGATATTTACAGCAATGGCTAAGGACAACCCTCAGCTGTACTCACAGCTTGCCGCATATATCAGGGGTAAGCAGAAAGAGGGTGACGGCGAATGATATATGTAATATATGTACAGTCAGGCTCTGAAACGGCTGTTATGTACTCGATGCGTGAACTCGGTTATACAGCGTATGTGCCGAGAGAGTTGTACAAGTATCGCAAAAAGGGTGTATGGCACGAAGAAATCAAACCGCTTTTTGACGGTTACATATTCTTTCAGACCGATCGCCTGACAGCCGATGATTATTATGCCATTCGCAAGATACACGGTGTTGGCAATTTTGTCAGTAAAACAGCGTGCCTGTCCTGCACTGAAGAAGAATATATCATCGGATTATGTCGTAATCCTGATATACTCAAGGTCAGCAAAGGACACATAGAAAATGGCATACTAAAGATAGACAGCGGCTATCTCAAACGCTATGAGCACAAAATCGTGAAATTTTCCCGAAGACAGCATAAAGCCGTTATAGAGATCACTCTTTACGGTGAGTCACACAGGATAACCTGTGCGGTCGATATAGACAAGTGCAGTAACTAAGGTGTTGGTCGATACGCTCCCCACCGGAACGGCTGTATACATACGCAAAGTAATCTGATTTTTTTCAAAATCGGAATGGCGAAGCATATCCCGATATAATCCCAACGGGATATTTACCGATAAAAGCGTTTTAATTGCCGTTTAAACCGTTTCAAAAATCAAAGTGGGATAATTTCACGTCAACATAATCAAACGCAGAATAAGGGCTTTTATAAGGCTCTTTTCTTTTTGCCCGAAAGGAGTGAGCAAACTGTGAGAAAAAGCAATCGCAAAAGGGCTATAAACAGCCTTGCAACCGATCTCGACAAATACAAAAAAGCTGATACCGAACAGCGAGTGAATGCCGTTCAAAGTCTGGTCGAATGCTATCTGAATACATCCGAAAGCAAGCGGCAAAAGGCAATTCAACAGATTATCGACCGTTCCGAAGGAGTCAGGCAGCTGATAGCCGACAACCCTGAGCTTGTTCGGGCAGATGTTGAACAGGCACTGATCCGTGCCGCTACCGGTTACACCGTTACGGAACGCAGGGAACGCATTGTCGGTGGCAGAAAAACCGTTGAAATAATCACTCGGGAAGTACCGCCGAATCAATCGGCAGTAGAATTTTTCCTTACAAATAAAGCCGGTGATGCCTACAGCAAAACTCCCGTTGCTATGTCAGATGACGGTGCAGGCAAGCTTGACGCTATACTGGAGGCTGTGAAAAATGTCAAATGATTTGATCTTCACAGCCAAACAGCAGGAACTGATGAGCTTGCTCAAACACAATAAGCTCCATCGACTTAACCTGCTTGAAGGATCTGTTCGTAGCGGCAAGACATGGATATCGCTTATCCTTTGGGCATTCTGGATAGCCGACCGTCCGACAGACTATGCCTATCTGATGTCGGCAAAAACGTTACAGACATTAAAGCGTAACTGCTTGATGTTATTGCAGGAGCTTGTCGGCGAAGACAACTTCAAGTATTCGCTGTCAACAAAAGAGGGTAAGCTGTTCGGAAGAAAAATACTCCTTGAAGGTGCTAATGATGCAAAGTCCGAGAATAAGATACGAGGCATGACGCTTGGCGGAGCATATTGTGATGAGCTGACGCTGTTTCCTAAAGATTTCTTTTCGATGCTCCTGTCACGTTTGTCGGTCAAGGGTGCAAAACTTATTGCAACAACAAACCCGGATGTTCCGACACACTGGCTAAAAAAGGAATATATAGACAACGCTAAGGTCGATATGCTTGTTATGCGATTTCTTATTGATGACAATACCACGCTTCCGGAAGAATATGTCCGGGAAATCAAAAAGGAATACACGGGCGTTTATTTCGAACGCTTTATCAGAGGTAACTGGGTAGCGGCAGAAGGTGTTATTTACCCACTGTTTGCCGATAGCCCATCAAGATATATTATAGATACACTTCCCGAAGATATTATGTTTGTTACCATAGGCGGAGACTTTGGCGGAAACGGATCAGCCCATACCCTTAACGCTACCGGAGTCACTAAAGGCTTTCAGTCGATCGTAACGCTTGACGAATACTATCGTAAAGAAACAATATCACCGTATGAGCTTGAAAACGACTTCTGCACTTTTATCGAAGGTGTATGCCGCAGGTGGAAATGTACAGAGGTTTATCTCGATTCAGCAGAACAAATACTGATCAAAGGTGTGCGCCTTGCCGCTCAGAGAAGAAAGTTGAAAGTCAACATTCATAATGCACGGAAGGGCTCTATCAACAATCGTATATTGTTCTATAATCGTCTGATTGCGGCTGACAGATATAAAATCATGTCGCACTGCAAGCATACAATCGAAGCGTTTCAGACGGCAATATGGAAGCCTAATGCCGCTACTGAAATCCGTCTTGACGACGGCAGTATAAACATAGACAGTCTAGATGCACAGGAATACAGCACCGAAGCCTATATGAGCAATGTCTTCGATGCAGAAAGGAGAAAGTAAATGTCGATGTACACATATATTAAGCAGGCATTCCCGGACGTGCCGATAGTAGATATATCAGACTATTACTCAAAGCACATCGAGCCTGCGAAACGGATATACCAAAACAATCCGCCATGGAAGGATGTCGTAAATACCGGCATCAAAAAAAAGAAACGTGCCCGCTCCCTGACTAATATGGCTAAGGTAATATGCGACAAGCTCGCCACGATGACATTTTCCGAGCAATGCGATATAGCTGTAAGTGATAAGGAATATAACGATGTCGTTATGGACACGCTGGAGGCTAACTGCTTTTGGGAGCGTTTCCCCGAGTTCCTTTCCCGCTCATACGCTCTCGGTGGCGGAGTCCTTAAGGGGTACATTGAAAACGGCGAAATCTGCATCAATTATATCAATGCGGACAGATTTTTCCCGACGAAGTGGAACAGTCGACAGATAACTGAGGGAGTATTTTGCAACGAATATGTGCAAAATGGATGCTGTTACAAACTGTTTGAATATCACACGCTGACCGATGAGGGCGTAAGTATCAGAAATGTTTTGTATAAATCGGACAGCAAATCAAATCTCGGCACGGTTGTCCCTGTGTCAGAGCTGTTCCCACAGCTCTCCGAAAATGTGATTTTTAAAGGCATTAAAAAACCTATTTTTGTGTATTTTAAGCCTGCTGTCGGCAACAACATGGTATTTGATTTGCCGCTGGGTCTGTCGGTTTTTGCAAACGCAATAGATACTCTCAAAGAGGTAGATATTGTATTTGATAGCTTGGAGCGAGAATTTATGCTCGGAAAAAAGCGTATTATCGTACCGTCAGAGCTCATTAAAACACTTTTTGACGATAACGGCAATGAGGTTCGATACTTTGACATAAACGATGAAGCATTCCAGGCACTAAGATGTGAAGAAGCCGAGAAGCTTAATATAATCGACAATACGCAGAATCTGCGTGTGACAGAGCATACCGATGCACTGAAACGGCTGCTTGATATACTAGGTATGCAACTCGGCTTTTCTCCCGGAACGCTGTCGTTCGACAGCTCGTCCGGAGTAAAAACAGCGACAGAGGTCGCCGCCGATGAAAAGGACACTCTGCGCACGGTGCAGAACAACAAAAATATAATTACCGAAGTGATAGAAAACCTCGCAGATGTTATAATCAATCTCACCCAGGCGGCGAACGGCAGCAGCAAGGAATACACCGTAAGCGTAAACTGGCAGGACAACATTATCGGAGACGATAACACCCGCATTGAAAACAACATAAATCTTGTGCAGTCGGGTCTTAAATCTAAGCTCCGTGCTATTATGGACGCACAGAACATTGATGAAAAAGCGGCAAAGGAAGAACTACAGCGTATTGCAAAGGAAAATGACATAGACGGCGGCATACTGGACGGTGACAGCTATGAATAAGCTGACTTCACTGCAGTTGTCGCAAGGAATAGCCGACCTTATCGTCGGACTGGAAACCGATCTTATTGCAAACATAGCCGCCTATCTTGCTGCAGGAAAAATCGAAGAAGACACGGCAAAGTGGAAAATGAAGAAGCTCGCCGAGCTTGGCAAGCTGACAAAGCAGAACGCAAAAACGATAGCTGAATATGCAGGAAAAACGCCCGAGCTTCTGGAGCTTACGCTTCAGAGAGCGGCAAATTCCGCTATTCAGGAGCTTGCGCCGGGATTAAAACGTATGGTGCAGGAGGGGCTTATTGATAGACGAGCCACGCCATCAATGTCCGGCAATATGTTAAACAGCCTTAAAATGCTTCAAAAACAGGCAAAAAAAGACCTGAACCTTACAAATACAACGATGAAGTATAAGGCGAAGAATGCCGCTATGCAGGTGATCAACCGTACTGCCGAGCTTGCTAACAAGCAGGAATACATAGACAGTCTGAATAAGGCTACAGGAAAGGTCGTTACCGGAATTGAAGCACGTCAGAGTGCCATGCGGGAATGTATCGGCGAGATGACGCAGAAAGGTATCCCGGCTTTTGTCGATAAAAACGGTCGGAACTGGTCGCCGGAAGCATACACTAATATGTGTATACGCTCCACTGTAGGAAGCGTTGCCAAAGAAACTCAGTTTTCCCTTATGGACGAATACGGGCTTGATCTGGTCGAAGTCAGCAGCCACAGCGGCGCAAGACCGCTGTGTGCTAAAGATCAGGGTAAAATATTCAATCGCAATGGCGGTGGAGGCTATACCACTGACCTTGACGGCAAACGGATAAAATTCTATTCTTGGAGGTCAAGCTCATACGGCAAGCCTGCAGGGCTTCTTGGTATAAATTGTGGTCATCAGATCTATCCGTTTCTGCCCGGTATCAGCGTTCAGACCTACTTCCCGTATGACGAAAAGGAAAATGCCAAGCAGTACGAAAAAATCTGCAACCAACGTGCTCTTGAACGTAAGGTCAGAGCTTCAAAGCGTGAATGTACCTCTCTTGACACTCTCTGCGACAAAGAAGGCTTTGACAAGGCAGCATATAAGCTGAAGCAGCAGGAACAGCAGCTTAAAAGCTACTGTGAGAAAAACGGGCTTACATACAAGCCCGACCGCACCGCTACTCCGGGATATGGACGCAGTCAAGCGGCTAAGACAACAGCAAGCTATAAGGCGGCGGTTAAGGCTGAGCAGGATCAAATAAAACTTATCGATATTGACAATTCTGCCGTTGATGATATAATAAGGTCAAGTGGTAAAGAAAAATCCGTTAACAAATCTAAACATTATTATAAATATTACGGAGAAGTTGATATCAATGATGGAAAAGCTGTTTCTTCTGAATTAAAGAAATTTATCACGGAAGAATCGGAAAGTCCTATTGAAAAATGTCGTGTAATAAACAAAAGAGGAAAAATGTATACTGTTTACGGTGATGAATATACTGTCAATACCAGGCTTCTTGGTGATGAAATGGATGGCAGTATCAATATCCATAATCACGTTAAGGGACAAAGTCAGTATTCCTTTAGTAAGGAAGACCTTGTCGAAAGCATTCGAGACGGTTCATACATTTCGTATGCTTGTGACGAGAAATATCTTTACACGATGATTATTAAAAATAAGACACCTGCTGATTTAGCTGAACAACTTTATGAAGAAGCAAGACTTGAAGTTGACGATATTCTATTTCATAATCCAGAACTCATACCGTTAGGAGATGAACAACATGAAAGAATTAAAAGAGCCTGTGAAAAACTCGGAATTGCATATAAACGCTCAAAACTACCCTGACGGTTGTTATGAAGAATTAGAAAAGCTAAAAAAAGAATATCAGTCACAATACGCCAATATTGAATCTAAGTATAAAGGTTTTCACGGACGAGATGACAGATCAGCAAAAGAACTTATGGATTTAACCATAGCTTTTCGCAAACGAATTAAAACCATAAGAGATAAATACAACGTTTAAGCACCCTTTCGAGGGTGTTTTTCTTATGATAAAAAGGAGATAAAGTATGGCATTAGTACCGGCAATTTTATACAAAGATGAAATCAAAAAGCAGATATTATATCACGCTTATGATGACGAGATGTTTTTGTATACAGGATCAAACGGATTCAGCACTCCGGAAATATCCGATGAGGGAGAAGGCGTATATCAATATGCTATTGTAGATGACAAAAAGCTAATTGGTTATTTTTCCTATGTCCTTGATATGTATTCTTCTAATGCAAACTGTTTCAGTCTTTTTTCTTTTGATAAGGGAAATCCAATAATCGGAATAAGTGTTTTCAGAGAATTGGAAAAACTGATTAATTCATATCGTGTTCATCGTTTGGAGTGGAGAATGATCGAAGGAAACCCGGTAGAGCGGCATTATGATAGATTTTGTCAGAAGTACAGCGGGAAAAAGCATATACTTAAAGATGCTATTCGAGATAAACAGGGTGTATATCACGCTGATGTTATTTATGAAATTATAATTTGATGTACAAAAAAACTCGCATTTACGTTTAAAACAGCACTTTCACGGTGCTGTTTTTATATTACCCATTTTACAGAAAGGAAAATCATTATGGATGAAAAAATCACAACATCGGCGACTGAGAATGCCGAAAGCACAGCTCAGGCGGAACAGGCAGCTGCCACAGCTCAGAGCGACGCACAGGACGGCACTGCCACGGAAGCTGTTACGCAGTCCGAACCGCAGGCTAAGCAGAAAGCCGAACCTTCCGGAAATTCAGAAGCAGAAAAGGCTGACGGCGGAAAATCAAGCGGCGCAGAATCCCCCCGTGAAAGCGACAACTTTCAGGAGGAAAACAGCAAGCAGGAGATAGCCGAGCTTAAGGGCAAGGTTCACGCACTTTCTGTCGGCGTTGCTGCAGATTGTATTGAGGATGTGCTTGCGCTCGCAAAGTCAAAGGTCGGCGGTGATGTTACGCTTGATAAGGCTATTGACAGTGTAATCGAAAAATATCCCAGCTTCAAGGGAGAAAAGCCTCCCAAGGCAATAGTTACATCAGCTGTTGCGACAGTAAACGATGAACAGAAGACAGCCGATGAAGCAAGAATCAACAAGATAATGGGCATTAAGTAAACCCAGAAAGGAAAATCACTATGGCTAATTCAATCGCAAAGTTTAAGAAATATATCGACAAGCTCGATACAGTTTATCAGCAGGCTTCCGCCACATCTATTCTTGATGCCGATGCAGATACCGTAAGAATGGGTGCAACGGCGGGAGAGTTCCTCATTCCTAAGATAAGCATGGACGGTCTTGCGGATTACTCACGTTCAAATGGCTATGTTCAGGGTGATGTTACAATCACTTATGAAACAAAGTCCTGCAACTATGACAGAGGTCGTAAGTTCTCCGTTGACGCAATGGATAACGAAGAAACCGCAGGTATTGCGTTCGGCAAGCTCGCAAGTGAGTTCATCAGAACGAAGGCAGTCTCTGAAATGGACGCTTTCCGCTTTGCAAGATATGCAAGTGTTACAGGTATTCTGTCCGCTGCAGAAGCTACTCCTACAGCCGGTACTTCTGTTCTGACGGCTCTTCAGACTGCCGTCAATGCTCAGGATGAGGCAGAGGTAAACGCTGACGGCAAGATACTGTTTATCACTCCTACTCTTCTGACACTTGCCAAAAACGTCGATACCACAAAGAGTAAGGCTATTCTCGATCGCTTCGAAAAAATTATCACTGTACCTCAGACAAGATTTTATACCGCCATCGATCTGAAGGACGGCACATCAAGCAATGAGTTAGCAGGAGGCTATAATGGTTCAACTGGAGGTTATAAGATCAACTTTATGATAATCAACCGTGATGCCGTTATTCAGTTTGGCAAGCATACGGTCAATAAGGTAATCACTCCTGAGGAAAATCAGACAAATGACGGTTATTTGTTCTTCTACAGAGCATACGGAATTACTGAAACCTATGAAAACAAGGTAAAGGGTATCTACCTCAACCGTGATACAACGGCACTGACATAAGGAGGTTTCTATGACAAGAGTAGGATTTACAGCCGAAGATCTGGCGGATAACACAGTTCGGCAGGAGCAGAAAACAACTTCGGCAAACAAAAAGCAGTCTAAGCAGTCAAAGAAGCCGGCGGAGGTATCCGATGCAGCAGATAGTTACACCTGACTACTACAAAGACGTTTTCTGCGGCGAGTTTGACGGTGACGAAAAGGAGATGTCTAAGCTCCTTGAGGTTGCATACATTATTATATATAACGAAACCTGCGGCAGAATAGCTCAGTTCGACAGTCTGGATAAAAAGGTTCAGACGGCTGTTAAAGATGCTATCTGTTGGCAGGTTGATTATATATCAGCAAACGGCGGTCTTTCATTCGTGCATGACGGCAGCTTCAGCAATATTTCACTCGGCAGTTTCAGCTATTCGGCAGGCGGCAACAGTAGCGTATCGGATGGAAAACTGCCGATGTGCAATGTGTCATACGGCTTGCTTTTATCGACCGGGCTCATGTATAAAGGTCTTGATGCGTTATGATGAAACCTATACCACGCAGTCTTTTGATTCACACTGCCGCTGTTGTTGCCGAAAAGACCGACAGATGGGGCGAAATCTCCGAAACGTCTACGGAAACATTGAACTATGTCCGTATAGAACCAACAGAGAGTTATACCAGCGATAAGCAGAACAATCAGGTAAAGGTTGACGCAGTCATGTATTACGACTGCCGTAATTCCAAACCACCGAATTTCAGATTTGTGCCGGGCGCAAAAGTGATTTTTGAAAAAACGGAATACAGAATTGCAAGCATAAAGCGGTATGACACAAACGCTCCGCATCACTATGAGATAGGGTTATCGTTATGAATGTGAAGATTAACATTAACAGTGCGGCAGTCAAGGCGAGAATGACGGAAAAAACACATGATGCTATGAAACTTCTTATGTCAAATTTCCTTAAGGATTGCAACGATTACGCTCCTCAAGATCAGAGCGTTCTCATAAATAGCAGTATAATCCATACAGGAATCTCTGCCGATTGGGTACCACCGCTCGGAAAAAAAGTGACTTCAGAACAGTTACAAGCACTTGCCCGTGCTAAAGGCAGTGAAGTTGAAATAAGAAACGATAGTATTGCTATGGTTCTTCGTTGGGAAACACCTTATGCAAGAACATTGTACTATGGCGTATCTAAAAAAGGTAACCCTATATCATATTCACATGATGAAAACCCAAAAGCCTGCAAAATGTGGGCGCATAAAGCGGAATCGGTTAAAGGGGAACAGTGGCGAAGACAACTGCAGAAACTTTTAACAGGAAGTGATAAATAATGTCACCTCAGAAAAAAGCAATCGAGCTTATTCTTGATCATATCGAAAATAAGCTCGGTTACAGACTTGAAACAACCGGCTTGCCTGTCGGCGGAGGGCTTTCCGCTGAAGCGCAAGCGGCAAAAGATAACGGTGCTACACTTGATAAGCAACGGCAGGACAGAACCTTGCCTCTGCTTATTTTATCCAAGAACAAGATACAGGGTGTAGCTATGGAACAGCTATTTAATATCGGCAATCTTATCTCGAAAGCAACCGAACTGCCGCAAGATGACAGCGTTCAGCTGTTAAGTGCATCGGTTTCGACCGATGCCGCTCCTGTCGGTAAGGTCGGTGACTTTTGGATATATTCCATGATTGTTGATGTCAGGATAGCATTTTAGGAGGTACTAATATGGCAAATGAACAGGTAATACCTACTGTCGGCAAAGCCGAGCTGAACAGTGAAATAAAGGTAGAGATCAATACTACTCCTACAGGAGAAGCGGCTACATATTCGGATATGCGCAAGGCATTCAAATCGGTAACGACGGCAATAAACGAGGTCGTTTACAGTGCAACCTATCTTGCGGACGGCGGATTTGCAAGCTCTGCGGTAGTCGGCGCAGCACCTACGGTAGTGCTTGCGGGTGATTTTATAAAAGACGATCCCGTCTGCGCTTTTCTTGATGAAATTCAGTATGAGATCGGCTCAAATCGAGTAACTGACATCAAGATAACCCGTAACGGCAAGGTTCTTACCTGCCCTGTCACGGTTACAGCTGCCGGCATAGGCGGCGGCGAGTCTACAGCTCCCAACACTATAAGCTGCACGATCGCTTTTAACGGCAAACCCACAATAACAACAGCCACCGTTTCGGGTGTCTGATATTACATCAAAAAACAGTCAGTGTGCCAAACGGCACACTGCTGATTCTTTATCAGGAGGATAACATAATATGGCATACAAAATTACACGAACACAGAAAATCACGGAAACTCTCGAGCTGTCTGATAAAAACGGAAACGTCATCGACAGCATTGATATAGACATAGACGCAGACGCTGTCTGCACGGCTTTCCGAAAGAAACAGACGGAAGTAATTGATGCGGAAAGACGTCTTAAAGAAATAAGAAAAAACGGTGTTGAAACAGATCTTGAATGCGCTTATGAGGCGTATGGAAATGCGGTAATTGCAATTTTTGAGCTGATATTCGGCGAAGACGGTACAAAAAAGTTGCTTGAATTTTTCGAGGACAATTACATTGAAATGGGTATACAGGTAGTACCGTTTATTAATGCTGTCATTGTACCGAAAATAAATGAAACGCTTCGTAATCGTAAGGCTCAGATCAGAGCGTTACATAAGTACCGCTAATGAGTACATTTTCATTGTCACAGCCGTGCCCCCGCAGCATAGAAGTCGGGGGCATTTGTTATACATTAAATTTGAGTTTTGACCGTGTTTTATCGGCATTTGAACTGCTGAGCAGTGATGAGCTGGAAGGCATCGATTCATTTGATGTTATCTTCGATTGGTTTGTAATTGCCCCGAAAGTCAAAAATCTTTCGGTAAGAGCCGATGTGGTTAATGAAATTTTCGATAAACTTATCAATTTTGATAAAAATACCTCTGACACGGAAGCAGAAACGATAAGCTTTGAGCAAGACGCACCGTTTATCTATGCGGCATTCAGACAAGCATATGGCATTGATTTGTTCCAGGAACAGGGTAAGCTGCAATGGTGGGAGTTTGTTGCACTGCTCGGAGCACTGCCGTCCGATACACGTTTGAGCGACATTATCGATATACGAATACGTCCTGTTCCTGCTCCGAACGGAAGAAATCAGGAGCAGATATCGGCACTGTTAAAACTTAAAGCACAGTATGCGATTAAAAATCCCGTAAACAAACAATCGGCTCAGGACGGTTGGGAACGGTTATGGGGTATTCTCGAAAAACAGGCAGAAGAGAGGTGAGATTATGCCGGAAAGCGACGGAAGAGTAGAATTTGAAGTCCGTGCGGACTTAAGTAAAATAGACGCTGATATGGCGGAAGCCGGAAAAAAGGTTTCCGAAGCGGCTCAAAAAGGCGCAAAAAAACAGGAAGAAGTCGTTGAAAAGGCGCAGGAAAACATTTCGCAGGCTGTGAAAAAAGCAAACGATGAAATAGAGAACGACAATTCCAAGACGCAGAAGAATATAACAGACACAGCAAAGAAGCAGTCTGACAAAGTAGTGCAGACCGAAAAGAAAAACAAGGAAGCTGTAACGCAGACTGCAAAAAAAGAAGGCGACAAAGTAGTTGATAACTATAAAAAGGATACGCAAGAAATTATCAACAGTACCGATACGCTTTCTTCAGAAGTCGAAAAGAAGACTTCCGGCATAGGCTCAAAAATCGGCACAGGTCTTAAAGGCGTCGGAAAAGGCATCGGCGTTGCTGTTGGTGCCGGACTTGCTGCAGCAGGCACGGTAGCTGTAGCGGCAACAGGAAAAGCTATATCCGCAGCAAACGATCTTGATAAAGCAAATAATCAGCTGACTGCATCGCTCGGGCTTACTGCAGAAGAAGCAGAAAAATACGGTGACATCATCAAGAAAGTTTACGGTGATAATTATGGCGAAAGCTTTGATGATATATCCAACACGCTCGCTCTCATCAAGCAGCAGATGAAAGACGTCACAGACGACGAGCTTCAAAAGGTTATTGAAAGCGCATATCTTTTATCGGATACATACGATATAGATGTTTCTGAGGGTATCCGTGGAGCAAATGCTCTAATGAAGCAGTTTGGCATTACAGCCGAGGAAGCGTATAATCTCCTTGCTCAGGGTGCAGAAAAGGGCTTAAATCAGAACGGTGACATAGCCGATCAGCTTGCCGAGTACAGCACTTACTATGCTGATATGGGCTTTACTGTCGAAGAAGCCATATCTATGATGGCAGAAGGCGCAAAAAACGGTGCGTTTCAAGTTGATTTTCTGAATGATGCTTTTAAAGAGTTTTCTATCAGAGCAAAGGATGGCAGTCAGACTACCGCTGACGGAATGGCTCTGCTCGGGCTTGACGCAACAAAGCTCGGTGAAGAATTCGCCGCAGGCGGCGATCGTGCATATCAGGCATTCAAGCTTGTTAACGAAAAGCTCGCCGCCTGCGAAAGTGATGTAGACCGCAATGCAGCCGGTGTTGCGCTTTATGGCACAAAGTGGGAAGATCTCGGTGAAGATGCAGTTCTTGCTATGGCTCAAATTGGCAATAGCATCGATAAAACCCGGGACAAACTGGGCGAGATGGAAGGCGTTAAATACAACAGCTTATCCGATATGTGCAACGGACTTTCCCGTACAATTGAACTGCTTCTGATTCCGCTCGGCGAACAGATTATTCCCGTACTTAAGGATATTATTGAGCTTATCGAACCGATTATTTCGGAGCTTCTGCCACAGATAATTGAGCAGGTTAAGCCGATACTTGACAGCGTTTCCGAGCTTATTCCGCCACTCATTGAGTTGATCACCGGAATACTGCCGCAGTTTATGGAATTGCTTAAGCCTATACTCGAAAGCGTTACACGCATTATTCAGAAGCTTGTTCCGACATTGATTAAGCTTTTTGATAAGCTGTTACCGCCGATAATCAAGATTGTAGACACCTTGCTTCCGCCGCTTATTGAAGTGATCGAAGCATTACTGCCGATACTTGATGTTGTAATCGAACTGCTTACTCCGATTCTGGAACTGGTGGCTGAGCTTGCCGAACCGCTCGGTACTGTTATCTCAGCAGTCGGGAAGTTGCTATCAGCTGTTATCGGTCTTATTGATGGCGCATTATCGCCTATTATGCCTGTAATATCATCGCTTGCAGATGTGCTGTTACAAATACTCGGTCCGGCTCTTGATATTGTTGCGGGGCTTGTTAATTCACTTGCAGATGTTTTTTCCGGCGTTACAAATTTCTTATCTGGTGATATTATGGGCGGCTTTGAATCTTTCGGAAATGGTCTTGTAAATCTGTTTGATGGCGTATTAAGCACAATTGATTCGATCTTCGGCAGCAATCTCTCAAATTGGTACAACGAAGTCAAGGAGGCTTGTCAAAAAATCGGCGAGGAAATGTATGCCGCTACACATCAGGAAGAGATCAGAGCGAATGAGCTGAGCACGAAATATACCGATTTGCATGGTGATATGAATAAATTCATAGTTCAGGAATTACGAAGCGGTAAATCAGCCGATGAGGCATTATCAAATGCCAAAAACAAATTCCTTGATACAGCGGAAAAGAAAGAATATTTCAATTCACAATTAAAGGATTATGTCAATGAGGATAAGGTTAAAGAGTGGTATAACAACGTCAGAAATAGTGACGGACTGTATTCACAGGGTTATTCAGACAATGAAGACCATTCTTCTGCTTATAGTCAAAGCATTGCAGAAGAAGAGGAGCGTAAAGGAAAAGCAGCTTTAGGATATACCGGTGCCGGAACAAATTATTCATATAGCAGTGCGGGAAAAACATCATATAAAGCACCTACATATTCTTATACGCCATCAACCTACAGTGCTTCTGACTATGCCTATGTACCGAAAGAAAAAGAAGAAAAGAAAACATCAAGTTCGTCAAGCACAAAGAAAACAAGTTCATCGAGCACAAAGAAAAAAAGCTCTTCAATCTCGTCTTCCAAAAAGACAAATTCAAATAGCAACTCATCAAGTGGGACTCAGAATATAAATATAACGTCTTACATTCCGACTGTATGGGATGATGTTAGCACTTCTAATGCAAAACTTGCCGCCGGAATCGGAGCGAGCAAAGTCGGTAACAGCAAATCGGGTAAGCTTATAAGCGGATTATCAGCTGCTTCTAAGGTGTCCGCTTCAGCAGAAAAAGCAGATGCAACACTTAATGATGTGGTATCAGAACTTAAAAAGTTGAAAACTGCACAGGAAAAGATGCAGTATACGCTTGATGTCACGCTGAAAACAAATGATTACACACTTGCAAAAGCTACCGTCAAGGGGATAAAGAAAATTCAGAAGCAAACTGGTAAATCACCATTATAGGGAGGTACAGATATGACGGTGAAAATTAACAATATAGACTTATCGGAATACATTACCGAATGCGATCTCCGTCATTCTTGCCGTGGTGAAAGCACTTCGTATAGTCTGAATGGAACGGCTTATACGGACAGATTCGGAGATTTTAAAATCTCCGGTTCTGTCGTTTTTGGCATAATTCCTGCGGCAAAATGGACGTCTGTTTTCGCTATATTAAAAAGCAGTAGTTTCACGCTTGAGGTAAACGGTGATTCTTATACCGTTCATGTAAAAGGTGACATTTCTGCTCCATACGCTTATACCGATGCAACACTCGGCGAGTGCTATAAAGATGTGTCAGTGGAGGTGGAAGAGATATGATTTCTGTATCATCAAGCTTTAAAACCAACGCTACTAAGCCGGTACGAAATATAAATGCAAAAATTTCAATCGGATCTGTAGATTACGGAATAGAAGATATAGTATCTTTAGATATTTCTCGTTCCACGTCTGATGGCGGTATAAGTGTCGGAGGCACATCAGCGGCTCGGCTGACAGCAACTATACGTGCCGACCTCCTACCGACAATGGATGCGTATAAAGTGACCGTTTTCATTGGCTTTACCGAATTGACACAAATCGGAATCTTTTATATAACGGATTTATCTCAGGAAAAAAGATATGTAAATATCGAAGCGTATGACAGATTCTATTTCCTTGATAAGCCGTGTAGCTTCAACGGCAGTGTCGATGATACGGTTGACACCTTATCATTTCCTGCGACGCATCAAGATCTGCTTTCGTACATCGGAAAAATAAACGATTTTACAATAAGTGCAAAATCGAATGACTTTGCAAAAATAAAAACCAAGCCGGTTTTTAACAATGAAGCAACAAATCCGACAAATAAATATTACACATACCGTGAAATAATCGGCTTTATAGCCGCCTGCAACGGGTGTAATGCCCAGTTTGATGCAAATGATAAACTGATATTTACACGCCCTTCAAACAGTGTTGAAACAATCGAAGAAGGTGATTGTGAAAGCTTATCAGTCGCTCAGGACAGCGGATTTACCGTAAAAGGCATACGCTTTACAATTGGCACCGATACAGCATTCTATATTGATGCAAACGGTACTGCTTATGACGAGAATTTGCCGGGAGTGCTTGAAGCGGTTAATCCGTTTGCAACGGTAGAAATTATGGAATACGTTTGGAATAAGCTCGGAGGCTATCATTACTATGCTGCCGATATATCAAGACGAGGTAGAGGGTGGTTGCTTCCGGATGATGTTGTGACTGTAAACAGTAACGGAACAACAAAAAAAGTTACTGTAACCGCAATTTCTTACTCGTTAAGTAAAGACAGTGGTTTTTCAGAACAAATCACATCAACAGCCGAAAGCACCAAACAGTCGTCAAACAGGTATAGTGCCGCAGCGGATCATACATCTAATGCGGGAGCAGGAAAATATAACAGCACTACTATTATAAATGATCCCGTTATAATTCCCGAAAGGACAAAAGAATATCTGAAATACGATTACAGCATAATCGGATACAGCGTAGACGATAAAATAACGTATGGCTTAGATGGTGGAGATACAGATATTATTGTTCAAGGTTTCAAAGCAACATATAATAATGATGGTTTAGGGGCTATTTGTGGTGATTTTACTGTTTTTAACGGAATTTACGGATCAGATAAAATATATGCACAGTCGTTTGTAAAATTTAGCTTTTATTTAGATATAACGAGAGTCATACAATATTCCGAGTACACGGAATATTGGATAAATTTGATGTCCGAATACACGACTGTTGATGGAGACACAGTAAAAAAAATCGAAACAAGTGTACGAGCACGACACGGTAACTTTTCAAAAGCATTAAAGTGGAGTGAAATCTATCCGCCATCTACTGAGTTTCCATGCGGACGTGCCAGAGTTATACTTGGAATTAATTTTCACAACAATTTGTCTGTTTATCCAGAAGAGTATATGTGGAGACCTTCTCAAACGGTGGATGTTTCTTTTTCATCAGTTGATGAATATAATTCGGCAGTTCAATTAACACGATCTCCATTGGAAAAGAAAGATGTAACGCAAACAGTATCAAAAGTGATTGAAGCGAACGGAACAGCGGATTTTCCCGAGCTGGGAGACACAGATGTTCTCTATATCGACAGCAGCAACAATTCTGCATATAAATGGTCGTCAAAAATCAGTGCTTATTATTGCGTAGGCAGAGATTATTTTTCGATAAAGCAGATTCAGTCTGTAGCTGAGCCAAATTCATCGGAGGCGGAAATACTTGAAGCCCAGTTACTTCAGGATATGCGTTCACCGGCTGAGTGGACTCTTCATTCTTCATTTGTACCCCCAAAAGGATATATGTGTATAACCGACTTTGAAAGCGGTCAGCATGGTATCAAAATAGGAGACGGAAATACTCCGTGGTCAGAGCTGTTATATGTCAACCTTTACGATATTGACCTGTCGGAATATCTGAAAACCGGTGACATATCGGACTGGGCGAAAGCCGACAGTAAGCCCACTTACACGGCTGAAGAAATCGGAGCGGTGACACCTTATGAGCTTGACAGCAAGGATTATCTCAAAGCTACAGAGATAACCGGACAGACAGTAAACCTTGATGATATCAAATTGAACGAATCATCAGATAAAAGTAAAAGTAAGCGGTATTTTTGCGCATCAGTATCTGCACAGAATATTGAGAACCGTCCGATATCCGCCAATGAACCGTTTGAATTGTCGGTCGACAATATCCGAAATATCAACACAGGGGCTTTTAATACCATGCAACGCTATACTTCCGTAGCACGAAAACGGACTTATACAAGATGGTGCAATGACGGGGCGTGGTCAGCATGGAAATGTGATACAGATGTCGTTGTATATGGCAGCGTCACTGAAGACAATCCGAAAACTTTCGCATACACAACATACGGCGAGGGGTTCAGCGTAGTCGAAATCGAAGCATACTATGATAATGCACTAAATCCTGTGCGTAATCGTAAAGTGTTTGCACTGTCACCTACGGCGAGTATAGAACGTGTGATGTTGACTATCAGCAACGGCTCATCAGAGAGCGTAACGTTAGACAACGGATCTGTTACGATGTCAATGACAGGAACAACTGCGTTATCATTTATGATACGATACACAAACAGCAGATGAAAGGAGCTTATATGCAGATATTTGAAGATGACACTTTTGTATTGGGCGGCATAGAAACTGAGGGTGAAACACTCGAAGGTGCAATTGTAGTGCCCGACAACAGCAAAGAAGCACAAAAAATCCTTGCACAGCAGGGCATGGAAAAGGTAGCCGAATAGGCGGAAAGGACAAAACTATGAATAAAATTGACTGGAAACGCAAATTAACAAGCCGTAAATGGTGGTTATCATTAACCGGTTTTATAACCGGTTTGATAATTGCTTTTGGCGGATCGGACGAAACAGCGGCTACCGTATCGGGTTGTTTGATGTCGGGAGCTGCAGTACTTGCCTATACTATCGGCGAGGGTCTTGCAGACAGTAATAACAAGGAGGGTAACACAGATGAGAATTAAAGGATTTGATATCAGTCGTGCTCAGGAAAATATCGATTTTGATAAAATTGAGAAATCCGGTGCAAAATTTGTAATAATTCGTGCAGGTATACGCACCGATGAAGATACATATTTTCGGCGTTATCTCAATGAATGTACTAATCGAAAAATACCTTACGGTTTGTTTTGGTATTTCGAAGCAACTTCGGACGAAGCGTTTGACAAAGAACTTGCCGCTTGTGTGAAGGTTGTAAAGGGATTAAAACCTGAATATCCCGTTTTTTTCGACATGGAGGAACAGCGTCAGATCGACAATCTCACAAACAAAGAAAGAACCGATATGGCACTGAAATTCTGCAAGAAAATGACCGAAATCGGGCTGCCTTCGGGTGTATACGCAAACCCTTCATGGATGCAGAATTACTATGACAGAGAACGTTTGACTGACATAGATATATGGCTTGCACACTGGACGGAAAGTCCGGATATTCCGAGCAAATTTGACTATAATCAGAAAATATGGCAGTGGGGAACGGAGATTGTCGATGACAGAAAAGTCGACAGCAACATCTGCTTTGTGGACTACCCTACAATTACAGCAAAATGGTACAAAGAACACACTACATCAAATAATACCGTAAATAAAGAAGATAAAGCCGAAAATAAAATATCGAGTTTTAAACCCGGAGATAAGGTTAAGGTTAAATCGGGTGCGGTTTTCTCAAACGGTGTAAAACCTATATCAGCTGTTTATACGACTGAATTTGTTATTCAGCGATTATCGAAAGACGGTACAGAAGCCTGCATCGGAATAGCAGGACAGGATACCGGATGGATGTTCTGCAAAGATCTTATGCTTTCATCGAAAAAAGCCGTTTCCGAAAGCAACACAGCTTCTGATTCTTCGAGTATAAATGTCGGAGATATCGTTCGAATAAAGAGCGGAAGCAAAACCTATGACGGTTCAAGCGTTGATGACTGGGTTTATTTCAAACGTTTTTATGTTTCAAGCGTAAACGGTAAACGTGTAGTACTTAACAAATCTCCGGATAGCACAGTGCTTGCAATAAATACAGCATTTAATATTAAAGATCTTAAAAAAGTTTAACATTACATCGGTGGGGCGAAAGTGCCCCACCATTATTTTTTTATAGGAGGCTTATGATGATAAATAGTCCGATTCCACGCATAGGCGGAAAACGTCTTTTGCGCACTAAAATATGTGATTCGTTCCCAAGCGGTGAACGATTCAATCGTTATATTGAAGTATTCGGCGGTGGCGGTTGGGTACTTTTTTCAAAAGAAAAGCAGGCGGATTTTGAGATTTACAACGATGCAGACGGCAATCTCGTTAATTTAATGCGGTGCATTAAATATCATTGCTCCGAGCTTCAGCGTGAAATAGACGGTTTTTATAACAGTAGGGAAATTTTTTATGATGTATCTCAGCAGTTGAACTGCCGAGGCTTTACCGATATACAAAGAGCCGCACGTTATTTTATAAAAATGCGTCTATCCTTTGGTGCCGATGGCAGGTCTTTCGGGTGCAGTAAAAAGCCACTCTACCGTTCAAAAGATTATCTATCGGTTATTTCAGACCGTTTAAAAAACGTTTTAATAGAGAATAAAGACTTTGAGGATTTGATTAAGGTTTATGACCGACCGAGTTCCTTTTTCTATCTTGACCCACCATATCACACAACAGAAAAATACTATGATATTGAATTTACGGAAGATGATCATAAACGTCTTGCATCACAGCTTTCGCAAATCCAAGGAAAATTTCTGCTTTCTTATAATGATGATACATTTATTCGAGAGCTATATAAAGATTACACTATTGTTTCACTTTCTCGGAACAACAATATGTCTTCAGGCAGTTTTAAAGAACTGTTGATAAGAAACTACTGATATACAGCACTATTTTCTTTACGATGATAATACTACATTGCTCCATTATCTCCGTAAATAAAATAGCTCTGGTGAAAACGCCGTTTAAATAGTTGTAAAACAGGCACAATTAAAGTGAATTTTCTCCATATAAAAATGATAAATCAAAATCTCTTTGAAAAATCAGCCGTTTTTTCAACATTCGCCATTGTTGCTGTTGAGAAAAGCCAATTATTCAAAGAGATTTTATTATTTATGAGAGTTATTACTATTTTGTATTTTGCATGTCAAAAATTCTGATTCTGCTTGTCAAATAACAGCAAATTCCGGAAAAGTGTGATGAAAAAAGCGAAGCATATAAAGCTGGATATAAGAATATCTGTGAAATAGGTAAGGAAAGAATAAGACGTGCAGGAGCGAAAATTAAAGAAGATTTAAAAAGCAAAACTGTTACACGTAACGGTAAAATTGCTGTTCGTCGTCCTAAAGATGAAAATTCAATTTATGAAGAAGGTTTCGATCCGGATATCATCGATAATCCGATTATAGTTAAAACTGAAGATACTTGGAGAACACCTCGTGATATAGAAGAGTATGATAAACTCACGCAAAATTTGGACACCGGCTTCCGTGTGTTGAAGTGCGACACCTCTAACATGAAAAATGTATACTACACGCCCTCTGAGTTCGGCTCAGAATCACTTGATGACCTTATCAGCAATATAAAAGAGGATAGAACGCCGGAGGATTTATTGTTCCAGGTTATGCTTGATTTAGGTGTTCTGCTTTCAAGCAAAATCGAAGAAACAACCATTGCCGGAAAGAAAGTGTTTAATGTTGAGGACAACTATCTGATTGCCTGCTTTGACGACAATGTGACAGAAGAAGTTATCACGGCTATTGCTAAGCAGAAGCCATATTACTTTGTAATGCGTGACAGCTCTATGGCAAACGACAGCGTGGCAACCAACTTCGATCAGATTTTCGCCACCTACAGCCCCGATACCGTAAGGAAGGTGCTGTAATGGATTTTAACGGTTTTACCTTACCTGATTTAACCCCAAGAATAGATACCTCATTTATTGGTGAAATGAATAGGCGAAATCAAGAAATGCTTGATAGCATTACGCCGCTGAACGAGATTCTTGCAGAGGAAATAAAGCCAATACTTGAAGGCAATCAAAAAGTGGTAGAAGGACTTAACGATAACTACTCGAAGCTTAACGATTTGTACCTGTTGAAAGAAAAAGAACTGGAAGAAAGCAAGCAGGAAGCGGAAAAAGCAAAGAAGTACAATACGAAGATGTTAGTTATTGCTCTTGTTTCCGCTGGTATTGCGCTGGCTTCACTTGTTGCGACTATTCTTATCGCTGTTCTTTAAGGGGGTGCATCCTAATTGAAATTTAATTTCAAAATACAACAATACCAAACTGATGCGGTTGATGCCGTTGTGCGTGTCTTTCAGGGACAGGGCTTCCACGACAAGATCAGCTATATCCGTGACCGGGGCAAGGTCAAAGCGGAGCCGTATCAGTTGACCCTCGGTATGTCCGATGAGGAGCTTGAAGTCATCGACCCACTGAACGATACCGGTTATAAAAATGAAGCGATAGCGCTTTCTGATGAGCAGCTTCTGCACAACATTCAGACCTTGCAGAGTCAGAACAACATCAAGCTCTCTGCTTCCCTTGTCAAAGACTTGGGGCGTTGCAGCCTTGATATTGAAATGGAAACCGGCACGGGCAAAACCTATGTCTACATCAAGACGATGTTCGAGCTGAACAAAAAGTACGGCTGGAGCAAGTTTATTGTGGTCGTTCCCTCCATTGCGATCCGTGAGGGCGTGAAGAAGTCCTTTGAAATCACCGCAGACCACTTTATGGAGCATTACGGCAAGAAGGCTCGTTTCTTTATTTATAACAGTTCGGATCTTCATAAACTGGATGACTTTTCATCAAATCCCGGTATCAATGTAATGATAATCAATACGCAGGCTTTTGCATCGTCTCTTAAAGAAGACGGACGCAGTAAGGAAGCCCGCATCATCTACTCCAAGCGGGATGAATTTGGCTCCCGCCGCCCAATCGATGTGATTAAGGCAAACCGCCCAATCATCATTTTGGACGAGCCCCAGAAGATGGGCGGCGAGGTTACGCAGAAGGCACTGAAAAACTTTAATCCTCTTTTCTGCCTTAACTACTCTGCTACTCACGCAAAGCATCATAATCTTGTTTATGTTCTTGACGCTCTCGATGCTTATAATAAGAAACTTGTCAAAAAAATCGAGGTTAAAGGCTTTGAGGTCAAAAATTTAAGAGGTACAGACAGCTATTTGTACCTTGAACAGATCGTGTTATCTTCAAAGAACCCCCCGAAGGCGAAAATAGAACTTGAAATCGGGTATAACAAGTCAATCAACCGTGAAACTCACATTTTCGATGTAGGTGACGATTTATACTATGTTTCACGGGAAATGGAACAGTACAAAGGCTACACTATTTCAGAGATAGATCCGCTTAGTGGCACAGTTACCTTTACTAACGGCGAGATAATCAAAACAGGCGATGTAGTCGGTGATGTTTCCGAAAAAGATATACGCCGTATTCAGATAAGAGAAACTATTCTTTCTCACTTTGAAAAAGAAGAAAAACTCTTTAATCTGGGCATTAAGTGTCTGTCTTTGTTCTTCATAGATGAGGTAGCAAAATATCGTCAGTACGATGAGAACGGCGATGAAGTTCTCGGAGAATATGGTGAAATGTTTGAGCAGGAGTATATCAGCATATTGAACGATTATATCAATCTGTTTGATACGCCGTATCAGAAGTATCTCAAATCTACTTGCAGTGATGTAAGCCGTGTACATAAAGGATATTTCAGCATCGACAAAAAAACAGGGCACAGCATTGACAGTCAGTTAAAGCGTGGCAGTGAATTCTCCGATGATATTTCTGCCTATGACCTTATTTTGAAAAACAAAGAGCGTCTGCTTTCTTTTGACGAGCCGACACGTTTTATTTTCTCTCACTCCGCGCTGCGTGAAGGTTGGGATAACCCGAATGTATTTCAGATCTGTACGCTTAAACATTCCGACAGCAACACTGCAAAGCGTCAGGAAGTTGGAAGAGGTTTACGTCTTTGCGTCAATCAGGACGGCAACCGTATGGATGTTCAAAGCTGTGGCGATAGAGTGCATGAGATAAATAATTTGACTGTATTGCAAGTGAAAGCTATGCTACTTTTGTTTCTGATCTGCAGTCGGATATTAAAACTGTTCTTTACGACAGGCCCAAAGTCGCAACAAGCGAATACTTCAAAGGCAAGTATGTCAAGGTAAACGATGTTCCGACGCTCATCGATGATGAAAAAGCTAATGCTATTGAGTTCTACCTTATACAGAATGGCTATGTGGATATGAAACGCAAGGTGACAGACAAGTACCGCCTGGAAATCAGCACCGGTACTGTAGCAGAGTTACCGGAAAATCTGAAGCCAATGGCGGATGGCATACATGCGCTCATTCAGGCTGTGTATGATGACAGCGTTCTTGCGGATATGTTCTCTGACGGTCACGAGACCAAAGTTAAAGAAAACCCGCTTAATGAGAATTTTCACAAAAAAGAATTTCAGGCTTTATGGAATCAAATCAACCATAAGTACGCATATACAGTACACTTCGACAGCGCTGAGCTGATCCGCAAGGCAATAGCTCACATTGATGCAAAGCTGTTTGTTTCCGAACTGCAGTACACAACAACTATAGGCAGTCAGAAAAGCGAAATGAATGAGTACGAAGTTGAGCGAGGAGATTCTTTTGCTCGTGAAAAAACACGGACACAGACACTCAGACACTCCGAAAGCAGTCAGATAAAATATGATCTTGTCGGCAAAATTGCGGAAGGTACAGTTCTTACAAGAAGAACAGTTTGCGCAATACTAAAAGGTATCCGTGCAGATAAGCTGTATATGTTCAAGAATAATCCTGAAGAATTCATTACGAAGATAATCAGACTTATCAACGAGCAAAAAGCCACTATGATTGTTGAACATATATCCTATAACACTATTGAAGGCACATATGAAGAATCAATTTTCACAGCCGAGAAGAATTCACAGAGTTTTGATAAAGCGTTCCCGGCAAACAAAGCTGTTCAGGATTATGTGTTTACCGATGGCACAGCGGAAAAGAGCGTTGAAAGACGATTTGCAGAAGACTTGGATGCGGCTGAAGAAGTATGCGTTTATGCAAAACTTCCAAGAACCTTCCAGATTCCCACACCTGTGGGTAATTATGCTCCTGACTGGGCAATTGCATTCTATGAAGGCACTGTGAAGCATATCTTCTTTGTTGCTGAAACCAAAGGTACGATGGAAAGCCTTGAGTTGCGTCCGATCGAGCAGGCAAAAATCTCCTGTGCGAAGAAGTTGTTTAACGAAATATCATCAGGCAAAGTCAAGTATGACTGCGTAAATGACTACCAAACGCTGCTTAGCCTTATAAAATAAACTGCTTTGTTTTTAACGATAAAACTCGCCATATGCTGTTATAACGGCATACGGCGAGTTCTCTTTGTTATTAACCAAGCTTCAAATCCACATCCGGTAAAATAATAGCTGTTTCTCTTTCGTCATTTTCACCTTTCCACGCCACAATATACCTTATACGGGCGGAATTAATCGTATATCCCTTCTGAGTTATACTTTGTATTCTGTTACTGCAATCCCTTGAAAACTGAGCAACGGGATATTTTTCACCGCAATAATTACAATAAAGCCGCCTGCCTTCAACTTCAAGCTCAGTACCGCTTTTCAGCTTTAAGATAAACTGTGCTTTGTAGAAATCTTCAAGCCTTGATTCGTGAAGGAATATCTCAAAATCCGAGCGATACAGCTTTTTGTTGTTCTCATTGAAAGTATTTAATATATCAAGCATAAGCGGTAAGCAAGTGCTGTCTGAATATGCTGTTTGAAGCTCATATACGGCATTGTCCCATTGTTCGTTACTTATTACCGCTGTATCATCTGTAAGCTGTAGCTTTTTGATAAAATAGCGTAGTTCCGCTATATTATAAATGTCAAGACTGCCAATCGATTGTATTAGCTTAGCCTCTACCCCACGTTGTTTCAAAATTCCGAACACAACCAGAGTTTCATCATTTGTATTAGTAAGTACACAGGTTGTCCCACCGTCATATGTACTTATAACGTCATCTATCAACGCATTTTCAATATAGCTTCCTGTATGCTTTACAAATCTGACTTCGCCATTTTGATTGGTAACGGCACTTATATCAGCTGTTTTAAGTCGTTCCGTTATTTCTTTGACAAAACAATTTGCAAAATTCACTATACTTCTGCTACTCCTGTAGTTTTCCACAAGATCATACTGCTTAGCATTATAATCAGTTATGAGCTTTCTAAGATACTTTGAGTCCGAGCCACGGAACTGATATATGTTCTGATCATCGTCACCAACAGCTATTACTCGCAGTTCGTCGTTTCGTTCCATAAGAGCCTCTACAAGTGAAAACTCGTTTGCGTCCATATCCTGCGCCTCGTCAATAACGAGAACTGTTTTAGTTACCTTACCGAGATCTATATCATCGCTTCTGATCAATGCGCCTGCATCTCTGACAACATTTTCAGAATCCTTGATATTGCCTATTTTTCCGAGTAAGTCAAAGCAATACGAATGAAACGTTTTTACCTCAATGAAATATGCGGCATTACCTATAAGCTCACGCAGTCTGTTCTTGAATTCGAGCGCCGCCGCTCTTGAAAACGTCAGCATAAGCAATTGTTCATGCTTGACATCTTCAAGCAAAAGCAACGAAGCAAGCTTATGCACAAGAACCCTTGTCTTTCCGCTTCCGGGACCTGCGGTACATACTATGTACTGTGAGGTGTCATCCTTGATTATTTCAAGCTGACGCTCAGAAAGTGTGTCAAAGAGCTGTCTGTATTTTTCGGGTGTAATATTACGTTCGATCTCTGTCGCTCTTTCACCTTTGAAATACACGGAAAGAAACTTCTTATAATCCATTTGGAAATAATCGTTGACAAATTTCAATGCGGCTTCATAGCTTCTGACCATCATATTTGCATACTCGCCGACTATATGAATCTGCTGTATCTTCTGCTTGTAGAATTCGTTGAGTTGCTTATAATCCTCATTCTTATATCGGATTTTATTATCCATCACAAGCCTTTTGAGCTTCATTCCGCTGTAAAGCACAAGAAATCCGCCTTCAAGCTTAACTGAACTTATTTTTGAAAGGAAAAGCAATGTTTTCTCTATATCCGTTGTTGAAACATCTTCTCCGCATTTTTTGCATACATTCTGTAATTCAATAATAGAAAAACCTACAAGTATTTCGTCATTTTCCAATACTCCGTGATTACTGCTCTTAAAAAGATAACGGATAATGATATCGGCTAGTTTGTAACTTTTTTCTCTCTGCTTCTTCATAAGTTCAACATCGCATTTGGTTACAACAGTTACCTTGTTTGTAAAAGCGTCTTGTTCTTTATCGATATAGTTACTTATAGTCCAATAATAAAGAAGAGTTTTAATAGAGTTTACTGTAGAGCTTTTAACCCCGGCAGAAAGCGCCTTGTCGTTAAGCTCTTTGTAATTAAGTGATATTTCACTGTCATCGAGTATATTTAACAGAAAATTTTCAAGGACGTGATACTTTTTTAATATCAACAGTGATTTATTCTCGGTGTCGGTTTTCTTTATGTACGCCGTCAGATCCTTGGTATCGGCAAGAATACCGTCATTGCGCATTATCTGTATTGAACGTATAATATCCGCACGTTCAATGCCAAGTCTGTCTGCAAGATAATCTATTCTGGATTCTGCTTCGCCGTTATCTGCTTCGGCAATACTTCTGCTTGAAATAAGAGATTTGATTATTCGTTTTGCGGTCATTTTATCCGTATCGTTGTCAAAACGTGCTGAACGTTCTATCCTCTCTGATGCTTCTATCATATTCTTTACCAGAATACTTGTTGCATATATTCGCGGTACATTCTTTCCACGTTTTAGATAACCGGCATTTTCAAGTGCCTGCAATGCTGTTTTGACGCGTGTTTCTATATCCGACACACTGTCGTCCCAGCCCGCCTTTCGAGCTACTTCCAGAGGTGAGCAGCATACCTCCTGGCGTGTTTTCGTGAGATCTTTTACCGCCTTCCAAACCTGTTGTATTTCGCTGATACTGAGCTTAGTCTGATTAAGCAATATAAAATGCTTATCCAAATCTGAATCATTAAACAAAACAACGCACTCTGCCTGCAAGGACTGATCTCTGCCTGCTCTTCCCGCTTCCTGAACATAGTTTTCGAGAGAATCGGATATATCGTAATGAATAACAAGCTTTACATTAGATTTATCAACGCCCATTCCGAATGCGGAAGTTGCTACTATTATCTGAATTTCGTCATTTATAAATGCTTCCTGGTTTTCCTGCTTTTCACTGCTCTCCATTTTCCCGTTATATGGACGTGCTTTAAATCCGTCGGAACACAGCTTTTTAGCTATCTCATATGTTCGCCTTGTTCGTGAAACATAGATAATAGTCGGGCATTTTTTTGTTTCTATCAAATCACGCAATGCTTCGTACTTATCATTATCATTTTCTTTATATAATACAGCATACCTTAGGTTTGTTCTTGAGGCATCAGTTGTGAACAGGTTAAGTTCTATACCAAGCTTATTACGGAAATAATCTTTAATATCACTTACAACCTTTTGCTTAGCAGTTGCGGTAAAGCATGATACCGGTATCCTACAGTTTGCGCCTTTTTTCTCCTGAAGCTCCTTTATAAAATCTCCGATATAAAGATAATCTACACGAAAATCCTGTCCCCATGCAGAAAAACAATGCGCTTCATCTATAACAAAACGATCTATATGTCGTGACAAAAGCAGACGCTCGATCGTAACCGATCTCAATGATTCGGGTGAAATATAAAGAATTGAAGCAAGCCCAGACTCCACTCTTTCTATAGCTTCGGCACGTTCTATAGGGCTTAGCAAACCATTGATAGTTACCGCTCCTTCAATGCCTTTCTTTTCAAGCGTATCAACCTGGTCTTTCATCAACGACTGTAGCGGTGATATTACCACCGTAAGTCCACGCTCCGTTTCTCCGGATATCAGTGCCGGTATCTGAAACGTCAGTGATTTTCCTCCGCCGGTAGGAAAAATTGCAAGCAAAGACTCATGTTCTATAGCGCAATTGACTGCGTTTTCTTGCAAAGGTTCACCATTATATTTTCTGAAATCGGTATATCCAAAATATTTTTTGAGATAGCGATGAGGATCAAGCGCCTCATTGCAATACGCACAATTGTGGCAATGAGTATTTCTGAGCCTTCGTATGATGTTATCAACCTTAGGATAGTTCATCTGAACCCATCTCGGGATAAGCGAATAACGCTCTGTAGCACTTATCAGAGCGAGGCAATATGAAAGTTCCACAGGTGAATTACGTATAAAATCGGAAATAGGTGCATTCTCACATATTTTGCCGTCAAAGTGAATCAAAATCAGCGTTTCAAGATCATCTTTCGCACTGAATCCTACATAGTCCCAGAAACCCGAAAAATGAGGTTCGTCCTTTAAAAGCATATAATAAATCTGCTTCAGTTCATCATCAAGTTCATTAAATGCATTAACCTCGTCATAAAACAAATCCATAGCTTTCTGTGAATCATTAAGCGGATTATTGAGCTCGTCTGTAAGCAATTTATCGTCTTTAAGAAGTGCATGATAAGGTCTGTTGGGAAAAAGCAACGGAGAAAGATATAAGGTGTCAATCAGCTTTGCTTTCTCCGGTATTACAGTATGTTTCGCATCATGATCTACTATATTGTGTCCACAGATAAAATCCTTGTTTTCTATAAAGCTGAAAAACTCATGCGGAACACCGGTGTGAAGCTGTTTGCCTGAGTTATCTATTGCACCGAAATCATACGACTTATTATCTTCTGTGCTGACCTCAGTATCTATAAATGCTATTGACTTC